ACGGACGAGCGTCCCTTCCCGGCGCATTTCCTCGATGATCTCGGGGCCGTCGAGGTCGTTCAGGGTGATCACAGGCTCGCGCGTCGTCCCGTCGCCCAGCCAGGCGCCCAGCGTGTAGGGCGGGACAGGGAGCGTGACCGGAGTGCCGACGAGCGGCCGGGCTGTCGGTATCCGCCAGCGGTACTGACCACACGACGTACGGACGGACGCGGCCAGTACTTCGGTAGTGACCGTGATCGCCTTGTCCCAGTGGTCCCGCCAATCGGCGATCTGTCCCTGCTTGCTTCGCGGCCGGAAGCGGAGGTCCAGCACCTGCCACTCGTGGTTGTCCGAGGCGACGATCTCCCCGCCGTCATCGAACCGGACGCGGTAGGTCGCCCGCGACTGGACCTCCGACGTGGCGATGACCCGGGTGGGCAAGCCCTCCTCGGACAGCAAGAGGTCACCGACCTGGATGTCACCCATCGTGGTCCAGCCAGTCGGGGTGGGCAGCGGTGTGTCGAGGGCAACTGCCTTGCCCGTCGAGTGGGCCGACCGGACCGCCACCCGGCGATGGTCGCGGACGGCCTCCATGACCTCGCGCTGCCGGGAGTACATCGTCTCGGCCTTGAGCCGGTAGTCCACCCAGCCGACGGGGTCCGTGGTCCAGTCCCGCGCCGTGTCCTCGTAGCGGCGGGCCGCCGCCTCCCACAGTGAGGTCACGGCTACCGGTAGAGCGCCGGGTCGTTGTACCCGTACGGCAGGTTCCCGTCGCTGGCGCACTGCGCGAGGGTGTCCCAGAACTTGCCGTCGTCCTCGGGGTGGCCGATGCGGGCGCTGAAGTACGCCTGGCAGGTGCGGTAGTCGGGGTGGCGCCTGCCGCATCCGGCGAGCAGGGCGACGAGGCCGATGAGCAGCAGGGCAGCACAGACGGCGGCGACGCGGGCGTTCACGGCGTCACGTCAGGGTCTGCGTGAAGGTGGAGGTCCATGTTCCCTCCCCGGTCTGCACGAGCGGCACGTCCACGACCTGCACCCACTCGTCCAGCACATCTCCGCGCCCGTAGGTCTCCCGCCAGACCTTCCACGTCTCGCCGTCCCAGGTGCAGACGATCGGCCCGGCGGGCGTGACGGGCTCCGGCTGGCGTGCGTACGAGCCGCTCACCGTCGCCCGCCCTTCGGCACGGGCCGGGCCTCGCGCGCGTCCGGCGTCGCCATGAACCCAGCCAGCGAAGGCGGGGACGGGTTCGCCAGGAAGTGCGCCAGCGCCCAGCGGACCACCGTGGACTCCCCGACGCCCCACTGCTTCGCGTAGGAGGCGAGCGCGGCACGACCCTCCGGGGTCATGCGGGTGACGACGCGCTCGGTCCGGCCGTCCCGGCTCACGAGGGCTCGTCCTCGACGGTGATGGTGAACCCGTAGCCGTAGTAGAACGGGTTGCCGCACGACCAGCCCACCGTCAGTTCCAGCACATCACCGGCGTCCGCGTAGATGTGCCACGTCGTGAAGCCGTTCGTGGTGCCGACGCCCGTGATGACGTGGTCCACCTTGTCCGGGTGGAGCAGGAACGCGTCCACCTCGGTGTAGGCGCAGCAGTCGCTCTCGCCGATGAGCCGCACCCTCTTGCCGTTGTCGAGCGTGATGATCGTGGCGATCTTGGCGTCGAACGCGTCGCCATAACGGTCCGGCTTGTCGCCTCTGGTGATGCTGACAATCCGGTGACCGACCACTGCGTCCCCGAGCGCGGTGAGGCTGCCCACCATGGTGCCGTCGTCGTCGTCCTCGCCGAGAACTTCGGCCGGGTAGAGCGTCATGCTCCCTCGCTCACTGGGGGAAGCAGGCGAACGGGTCGTCGGGCACGAACCGCACCTGCGCCACGTTGAGGGAGTGGACGACCAGCGCCCAGGTCTCGTCCGACGCGGACTTGAGTCCCGCCGCCTTCAGCGCAAGGGCCTTCGTCTCGTCACTCATCGCAGCGGCCGTCGGTGCGTCGCATCCCGCTTCGCGAAGCACTGCGACCAGAGCTGTGACCTTCCGCTCCCGCGCGGCCTGCTCGTACACGTTCGTCGTCATGAGAACAATGATACGCCGTTGGCTGCCACAAGACAACAGTCGGCATATCCTGGCGCATCCCTACCCGAGCGCCCGCAGCTCCGCCGTCACCGCCTCCACCGCCGCCGGGGACCCCGGGTCGACCCCCAGCCGGGCCAGCACCCCGCGCAGCACCCCGACCACAGCCTCCACCCGGGCCTCCTCCAACGCCACCTGGCGCTCGGCGATGCCGACCTTCACGCACTCGGCCGCGACCCGGGCGAGATGGGTGCGCTGCTCGTGCCAGGTGCGCCACGCCGCCGTGTCCACGATCGCCGCGATGTCATCGGCCGCACCGGCGGCCTGGTCGATCTCGCCCCGCAGCCAGGCCACGATCCCGGCCGTCTGGTGCAGTTCGTTGAGCAGGGCCTGCGCGGGGTCCACGTCCTGCGGAAGCCCGAGTTTCCGCACGGCGCGGGTGGCGGCCTCGACCGCCGCGTGCTCGGCGATGCGCCGCTCGGCCGCTGCGCGCGCCTGGGGGCTGCTTCCGCCGTGTTTGACGCACACGAGCTGCCCTTGCATGGCGACGGCGCGGCAGGGCATGCCGGTCCGGCTGCTGTGGGCGGTGCAGATGCGCGCGCTCATGGGTGCCGGGGGCTTTCGGGCACGTGATGGGTCGCGCGCGCCAGGGTTGAGTGTCTGTCGCTCATGTCTATCCGGGCGGGAGGGCGACGCAGACCATGGTCCACGACTCGTACCCGGTGAAAGTCTCCACCCAGGAGCAGACCGGCGTGAGCGGGGCCGGGGCGTCGGGGCCGCCGCACTCGCGGGCGGTGAGCTGGGCGGAGTCGTGGGTGACGCAGGCGACGGGGTCGGCGTGGGCGCCCGGCATGAAGGCGAGCAGCAGGAGGAGGGGGAGAGTTCTCACTCGTGCAGGGTAGCGCGCGTCAGTCGCCGAACGCAGCGTCTCGGTCCTCGTAGGAGGCGAACTCCATCCGGGCGATGATCACCCAGTCGCGCCCGCCGATGAACGTGATGTGCTCGACGGTCCACCCCTCGGTGTACTCGTTGAGGGTGGCTTCCAGCTTGTCGGTGGTGACCTTCTTCACGTCCCACCCGACGAGTCCCGCTGGCGGTGTCGTCCCGAGGTTCACTGCGCGCCTCCTTGGCGGCTTCCGCCCCGGCGCTGTGCCGGGTGGCTGTGTCGGACGACCGACGGTGTTTCATGCGTCGAGTACGAGACGGTCACGGGGCTCTCCCCCGGCACCATGCCGTGCGGTCGCCCAACGATGTGACCGTACACCAGGGCTCCGACGGTCGTCAGCCCCCGGGGATAAGTCCGAGGGCTGACGATGCGCTGATGCGTCCGGTGCGTGGAGGTCATGCCCGGGCATCACCCCGGACCCCCGGACTCCGACCGCGCGGGCGGGACCGGGTCTGACTGTACCCGTCCAGCGCGTCAGGTGCCCGGATCGGGCCCGGCGGCGAGGGTGCGTCGGCGCAGCTCCCGCTGGCGCTCGTTCTTCGCCGTTCTGCACTCGTCGCACTTGCATCCCCGGCTGTAGCCGCCGTAGCCGTGGCTGGCGATGGCCCGCTGTCCCCACGCCGGGCCGGGGCCGTAGCGGAGCCGTCGGCGGGTGCCTTCGGTGGTCGCCCCCCAGATGCCTTGCAGCGCGGGCCGCTCCATCGCGAACTGGAAGCACCGCGCGACGACGGGGCAGTCCCGGCAGAGCCGGAGCGCCCGGCGGTTGTGCTCGCCGAAGACGCCTTTCGCCGGGAAGAAGTCCTCCGGCTCGACGGTGGTGCAGGGCAGGTGAACGTCCGGCGGGGGGAAGGCGTCGTCGTCCACCGGCTACGTCATGTGGTCGTAGATGGTGGTCTCGACGCCGCCGGTGGTGACGGCCCCCTTGCGCGCCTTCGGCTTCGCGACCTTCGGCTTGACCCGCCTGCTGTCGATGCCCGGCGGCGGGGTGAGGCGCAGGTGGTCCTTGGCGATGCGCTCCGGCGTACCGTCCCCGAGCGTGACGAGGATGCGCCCGTAGGGGTCGGGGGCCTCGTCGGCGATGACCATGCCGACGCCGTACTCGCCGTACTTGCGGCCGGGCACCGCCCCGTCCCAGGTGTTCGCGAACCACACGCGGTGCCCGGCCGTCCAGCCGACGATCTTCTTCCGGTCAACCACCGGACACCTCAACGGGCGGGTAGACGCGCAGCATCGGCGGCTTACGGCTGCCACTGACCTTCTCGCCGAGCAGAAAGAAGTAGGCGGGGACGAACCGGCGGCCCTCCTTCACCCGCTTGACCAGGACGGCGGGGGTGTCGGAGGTGCGCGCGAGGCCGTACAGTACGTTCCACTCGTCGGGATCGAGGCGCCCGTCAACCTTCGCCTGCACGAGAAGGGCGGGCAGCCAGCGACCACCACCGTCGGCGGTGGTCCAGGTCCAGCCGGGACTCGGCAACGGCCGCGCCCAGAGCGCCACCAGGTCCAGCGGGCTTTTGCTCGCCGTCGAACGTACGACGATGTACCCGCGCTTCGCCAGGTCGTCGCGGACGGCTCGCTCGAAGCCAGTTCCGCGTTGAGCGTTCGTGACCACTGTCAGGCGCCTTCGATCCGCTTCGCCACCACATCCAGGTCCACGTTCTTGATGGTGATGAGGCCGAAATCGAAGAACACCTCAACGTCCTGGCCGCACAACTCGGTGAGCAGGGCGAGGAAGGCTGCGACCTCGGGCAGCCGGTTCCAGTACGCCGACTGCTGCATGTCGTCGGTGTCAGCGCGGAAGTCGAGAGCGAGTGAGACCTTGCCCTTGCCGTCGGAGTAGTGGTGGTCCTTCGCCATGCCGGGGACGGTACCGGGCCGCACCTGGGTCGTCAAGGCTGACCGACGAGGCGAGGCAGCAGTGAACGGGTCCCCTGGCGGTGGTAGCCTGCCCCCGGAAACGACGAACGCCCCCGGCTCGGACAGTCAAGGGCGCTCGTCTTCGTCTAACGCGACGGGAGCAGTGTACCGCATGAGCGTCAAGGCAATCTCCTGGGTTTGGGACCACTCCCGCGCCGAGGGTTTGGATCGTTTCGTTCTCGTCGCCATCGCCGACTGTGCGAACGACCAAGGCCAGCAGGCATACCCCTCCACGGCCAGCCTGGCCACCAAGACCGGGCTCTCGGTTCGCTCTATTCAGCGGAGCGTCGCGGCCCTCGTCGCGCTGGGCGAGCTGACTTGCGAGCAGAACGCGGGTAGGCGCGGGACGAACCTCTACGGTCTGCCGATGAGACCCCCGTCACAGAGTCACCCCCGTCAGCCTGACACCCCCGTCACACAGTCGCGAACCCCCGTCAGGCTGACGGGGACCCCCGTCACACAGTCGCCGAACCCCCGTCAGCCTGACACCCGAACCGTCAGAGACCCGTCAGAGACCCGTCAGGAACCGTCACCTTCATGTCCGGTGTCGTCGCGAGCCGACGTTGAGGCGGTCTGCGTCGCCATGGCCGACGCAGTCGAAGCGAACGGCTCCAAGCGCCCGACGATCACACAGCGGTGGAGAACCGAGGCCAGGCTACTGCTCGACAAGGACGGGCGAAGCGAGGCGCAGGTGTTAGCCGCTATCGCCTGGTGCCAGGCGGACGACTTCTGGAAGGCTGTCGTGCTCTCGCTCCCGAAGCTACGGGAGAAGTACGACCAGATGCGTCTGGCGGCTCAACGGCAGGGCAACGAGCCGACCCGACGCAAGGGAGCGTCGGCGATAGCCCGCGAGGTCGCGGAGCGAACCAGGGCCAACCTGCACGCTGTGGGTGAGCAGTGAACGCCGCCGAGGCGGCGGACCTCCTGGTGCTGGCGGCGACGTTCGACGGCCGGACTGTGGAGGACGGCGATCCACAGGCTTGGGCGCGGGTCCTCGGGAACATGACGTTCGCGACGGCCAGGTCCGCCCTGGAGTCCCACTACGCCACTACCCACCGCCGCGTGATGCCGTCCGACCTGTGGGCGCTCGTCAAGGCCGGGACGCCCGAGCACCTCGGCGAGCAGCAGGGCAAGTGCCCCTTCCGTGACTGCCGGTGCTCACACACCGCGCCGTGCAGCCGTGGTTGGATCGAGAACGATAGCGGCGTCAGCCCGTGTCCTACCTGCCGACCGGAGCAGGCGCGGATCGTTGCCGAGTCGGCGGGCCGCGACGCCGGGCCAGGGCGACTCGCGGACCTACGGGACCGTGGGCGACGGCGCTAAGAGGGATCGGCGAAACGGGTAACCGCAGGTCAGGCGGTGCGCCCGGCGCGGTCCCGGTGAGGTCGTACCCCATGGACGATCACTCCTGACCCCGAGAGGGCTTCGCGGACTGTCGCAGGTGCCGCCGAGCGTCGAGCACGCGCCCCGACAGGGCGCCGCCCGCCCCCGGCGGCAACCGGGAGACGGGCGACTTGACGAGTCACCCGGAAGTGACCGCCCATGGCAACCTACGTCTACAGCACCGGCCCCAACGCGAAGGTCACGCACTACGGCACCGTCGAGTCCACGGCCTGCTACCGCGTGTTCCTGTCGTCGTTCAAGGCGTCGGACACCCCGCCGCCCGACCGTCCGATGTGCAAGTCCTGCGTACGGCGTCTCGCCCAGACAAGCCGCAGCGAGGCCCGCACGATCCGCTTGGAGCAGAACCTCGCGCTCCGACGCGAAGCCGCCGCGCAGGCGTGGGCCCGCCGCAACGCCGCACGCGACGCGGCCCTTGTCGCAGTGCTGGCCGAGGGGCTGACCAATCACGCCGTCATGCGGCGCCTCGGCCTGCCCAGCCGCACCCTGTGCCGCCGCACCAGCGCCGCGATGCGCCGCGCCGGGGCGCGGACCATGTTCGAGTGGGGCTACAAGACCGGCCGCGCAGAGGTCGAACGCGGCTGACCCTGCCCTGACCCGCACCGACCGACAGCGCCCGGAGAGCACGCCGCCGGGCGCTTCGTCGTGTCGCGGTAGCGTCCGGCTCACGGCGTACTCCCTCCCATGAACGGGGCGACGGGGTGACTCGGCGAGAGCGGGATTCTGAGGGCGTGTGGGCCAAGATTATCCGGGCAGAGGAACACCTCGCAGCGATAAAGGCAGAGGTCGCTCTCTACGGGGAACTTGATCCATATGACCTGATTCGCGAGTTCAACGACGAGGGAACCGAATGCACCGTACGCCTCGTCATCTTGGAGGAACCGACTATCCGGCTCCCGCTTCTGATCGGTGACTTCGCCCACAATCTCCGCTCGGCCCTCGACCATCTCGCCGCGTGGCTCGTCGCCCGCAACAACGGAACGGTGACCGAAGAAACGACCTTCCCGATCCGAGTTGACCTCGTCAACAAGAGAGGCCGTCCGTGGTCCGGCCCTGTAACCATCACCCCGCCCGTCTCCGACGAAGCCATGGCAGTGATCGAGCCGTTGCAGCCGTACCACGGAGGGGACACGGCAGCGAGGAACAAACTTGCCCTGCTGCGCAGCATCAACAACGCCGACAAGCACCGCAACCTCCTGGTCGCGTCCTCCTTCATGGCCGATGCAGATGTGGGCGTCTTCCTCTACGGGAAGCGCCTTGCCTTCCAGCACGTTACCGGTCGGTTCTATGACGGCGCAGTATTCGCGGTCTACCAGTTCACTGAACCTATCCCCCTGAGCGTGCGGAACCATGTGCAAGTGAAGGCGTACGCCCACCCGCTCGTAACGCTCTCCGATATCAGCCTGCCAGGCCGTTATCCTGTCGTGGAGACGCTGACCGCGATCCTCGACTACGTGCGAGACGAAGTCGTCCGGCCCATCGAACAGGCCGAGGCGACGCGCGGACCGATCTTGTGAGTCGGGGCGTCTCATGACATCGCCCCGACCAAAAACCTGTCACACCCTGCCTGTAGATTCAGGGTGTCAGCAAATAGCGGCGCCCGCGAGGCTGGAACCTCCGGGCGCCTGGACCAAGAGGACGCAACCTCATGGCCGAGGCCAAGGTAACACCCGCGCGCGACGCGGAACATGTCCGGCTCCTGCTCGACGTGCCCGAGGTTCGGGCGCTGGTCAGGGAGCTGGACGACGCCCGCTGGACGGGCCGCACGGGCTACGGCTCCCGTGCGCTGGTCGGCATGGCGTTCGTGAAGGCCGTGTACGCGCTGCCGACGTGGACCCGCACGGTGCGCCTCGTGCGCGACCATGCGGCGCTGCGCGGCGTGCGCGGCCTCGACCGGGTGCGCGTCCACGCGGACCTGACGATCCTCGCCCGCCTTGCCACCGCGCTCGCCAAGGCCAAGGCTGTGCCGCTCGCAGCGTAGGCGGGTCATCGCGACCCTCGCGAGTAGCGTCGCGCGGCATGGGCGAGGAACTTCGGAAGGCGCAGGTACGCGACGCATTGGGTCTGCTCACCGCGATGCGCGACCAGCAGCCCGACACGCTGACCGCCTACCTGGCGGACACCAGCAGCCCAGCCGAGCAGGTGCAGCGCCTTCTCGGACTGGTCGGCGTCGCGAACCTGCTGGTCCAGTGGGTCGCGAAGGTCACCGGCAAGAGCGAGCGCGAGGTGTTGCAGGACTTGGCGCTCCTGATCCAGTGACGCCGGGGTGCGCGGCCCGAACAGTCGCTCACCGATCCTGTCGGCGAACGCCGCTGCCTCGCGTACGTCGGCGATGAAGCGCGCCTCGTCTGGCGTCATGGCCGACCAAGCCGACGGGCGAGTGTTACCTCACCCGTTTCGCCGGTCGAATCGCCGAACCCTCCAAGGGAGACCGGGCGAAGGTCGGCGACCGGACAGCCGCTGTTTACGTCGTCGCCGAACGGACGCCAGACGCCGTTCCCGGCGACGCGCCCGAAGTACACCCCGAGCCGTCCGTCCCGGTGCGCCACCGGCTGGCCCGGCGTCAACGCGGCGGCGTCGCGGGCCAGCCGTTCCAGGTCTCCCTCGGAGTCGTCGTAGGTGAGGGCGGGCCCAGTCAGTGTCGTCGCGGGCAAGTCCACCGCGAAGTCTCCGCCCTCGGCTTCTCGCCGGAGCGTGCCCTGCCCGCCGTCCCGCGCTGCGGCCAGGTGCTCGCCGCGCTCGATGGCGTCGGCGATGAGGACGCTACCCGCCGCCTCGCGAAGCCAGGTCACGACAGCGGCCCGCTCCTGCGCTGCCTCGCTGCCCTCCGGCACAAGCCGGGCCAGCGGACGGACGGGCACCCCAGCGTTGCTGGGTCGGACCGGTGTCGAGCCACTCCACCAAGTCCCATCGGCGTAGAGGTATATCTCCCCCACCGCGTCCTGAACCACGTCGCCCTGCTGCCACTCGGGCTCCGGCTCCTCGCGAGGCTCCGGGTCCGGCAGTAGTTCGGCGGGCAGGGCGACCCGGCGCTGGTACTCGTCGCGGAGCATGACGTCCTCGTCGCCGTCCTCCGGCTCGTCCGGCAACTCGACCGTCAGCCGGTGCCCGTTGAGCACCACCACGTCACCGACTGCGAAGCGTTCGCTCATGAGGCCATCTTCCCCTCGGCCCGCCCGACTGTCAAGTGCGCCCGACGTGTCGTGGTCCGTCACAGCCCCTGCGGGTACTCTCTCGGGTAGACGCCGTACCGCTCCTTGTACACCTCGCGGTAGAGGGCCTCGCGGACGCGCTGCTCGTCGGCCTCATAGATGTCCGTCACAGCGCGACCAGGGCCTCGTCCAGCGCGTCCTCCTGCCGCCGGGCCGACGAGTGCAGGTGCCGCACCGGGGCCGTCTCGGCGGCGAGGGTGCGGATGTCGGTGCCGCGGAGCCGGGCGGACTCGGTGAGGAGCTGGTAGCCGAGGTCCCGGTAGCGGTCGGCGAGTGCGAGGCGCCGCCGGTTGGCGGTGCGCGCCGGGTCAGCGCCCATCGCCAGTCTCCCGGCTGTTCGCGGCGGCACGACGGCTCGACCAGACGAGCTGGGTCTGCGGCTCACCCGGCATCACGTCATGGCCGTAGTCGATGCCCTCGACCAGAAACTCCACTTCTCGTGCGGGTAACCGCCCGGCTCGTCCGATAAGTCGATCTTCGGATGCTCGGCGGCCACCGCTCGCAGAACCGCCGCCAGTGCGTGAGCGTACGGTGCCCCCGACCGCGAGAGGGAGGCGTCCAAGATCGCGGCGTCCCGCTTGATTCCCTCGGCCCACTCCGTCAGGTCACGCACCACGGCGGGTCTCCTCGGTTCGCAGGGACGCCACAAGGTCAGCGGCGCGGTTCCAGCCGCGCGCGGCGCCTTCGGTCAGCTCGGCGGGTGCGATCCCTGGCAATGCTCGGCTCGCCGTCTCAGCCGCGTCCCGTAGCGCCTTCTCTGCCCGGTCCAGGGCCGCACGCTCGGCAAGAGGCCAGACGGCGGCGACCACGGCGGCTGACACATCGCGGGTCCTGGCGCAGCGGACGCACCCGTCATCGAAGCCGGTGCAGGTGTCAAAGCCGTAGGCGATCTCGGCTCGCGCCGCTTCGACGGCTTGCTCTCTCAGGTCCGGTGCCTCAGCGCCCATCGTCGCTCCCCTCCCCGGAAGCCGCCGCGCACTGCGAGCAGTCGATCAAGTCGATGCCCGGCGGGGCGTGCTCGCAAGTTGTTCGGTCCGTTTCCTCCGCGCCGGACGCAACAACTTCGGCCCCGGCGTCACCGGCAAGAGCAGCGCGGAGCGCGACATAGGGGTTGTAGTCCCCGGCTTCCTCGTACTCGCCGAGGATGTCCAGAGTTCCGGCGATCCGCCGCTGCGGGTCGGCCAGGGCAGCAGCAAGGCGGGTGCACTCGGCCTGCTTCTCGATGCCGATTGTGAACGCTTCGCGCCATCCTTCGCGCTGGGCCCGTAGGTGAGCCGTGACCTCCGGGGCGTTCAGGGCAGCGCGGGCCATCGCCTCGGACGATGACGTGGTCATCCGCGCCTCGTAGACCGCGCGACCGGCGGCTTCAGCCACGTCGTCCGGCCATAGCGGGCCGGGTGGGGCAGAGGACTCGGTCACGTCGCGGCTCCTTCGCGCTCCGTCGTCCACGTCGGACACTGCTCGTCAGCGCAGCGCCTCATGACGACCGGATTGCCTGGACCTCGTGACTCGCGGCCCTTGCAGCCCATCGGACCGCCACACGTCGGGCACGTCTCCCCGCTCATCCCGCCTCCGGTGTCTCAGGGCTCGCGCCGGTCCACTGCTCGATCAGGTCAGCCGCCGCGAGGAAGCGGTGAGCGTCGATGACCTCGGCCGCCGCCCACGCGGAGTTGCCAGAGGTCCGCGCCGCATCGGCCGCGTCCCGCTTGCCCTGCGCGTACGCTCGGAGTCGTTCGGCGATGCCCCTCCCGGCGGTCCTCTGCCCGGAGCGCCATGCGGAGAGGCAGGCGGCATCGAACTCGGACTCTACGACGCCGTTCGCGAGGACGAGACCCGCCGCGTAGGTAGCGGGGCCATCGACCATCGACGCGATCCGGCGCGCAGCGGCGTCTACCGCCTCGTCGCTGAACCTCGGGGTGGGGGAACGGCGGACCTCAGTCACTCCGGCCCGCCCTCTCCCGGCGCATCTTCCGCAGATACCCGGCGTGCGCCGCCACCGCTATCGCCCGGCGCACCGGGTCCGTCTCCGTCTGCGCGGCCCGGCCCCACTCGTCGGCGAGCGCCGCCGTCTCCGGGCTCGGCGGCAGCCCGCCCCGGCGTCCGTAGGTGAACGGTACGTCCGGCAGGGTGGTCATCGGGTTCCGCTCATGCCGGAACGCTACCGGACCCCGGGCTTGCCCGTCAAGGGCGGCCGACGTGGCCCCTGTGGACAGGCTGTCCACACCCTGTGGACTACCGCTTGTCGGCCAGACTTGACAGCACGCGGGGTGGCGCGTAGCGTCTGTCGTGAAGGAACCGCAGACCCCAAGTGAGGGAGTGTCGCGATGAGGACCGAGACCTACAGCCGGGACCACGAGGGCACCGACCATGTCCACACGCTCGCCGGGCAGTCCCTCTGCCACGCCCACCCCGGCGGTGAGAGTGCGCACGGGTACTTTGAGCACGAGCAGGACGTGGCCTACCAGGCGTACGCGACCCCCTGGGGGCCGACGTACGGTGACCGCACGGGCCGGGACTTCTCCCGCGCCGTGTCCTTCGCGTGCGACCCGTTCAACACGCCCGCCGCGAGCGTGACCCGATGAGCAGAGTGCCCACCCCGGCACAGACCGGCATCCTCCGCCTGGCATCGCGTGAGGACGGGCCTCACGGCGGCGGCTTCGGACCGCTCGGCGCGGACCGTCGCCCCTACGACGCCTGCCTACGTCGCGGCTGGACCGAAGAGGTTGCCGTCGAACGCGGCTTCGGCTTGGGCCCTGGGGTGATCTGCCGGATTACCCCGGCCGGGCGTGACGCGCTCGCGAGCGTGGCAGTGAGGCAAGGGGAAGGCTGACCTGCCCGGTGCGGCCCTGTGACCCCCGCAGGGTCGTGCCGAGAAGGCCAGGCGCACCGAGAGACCCCAGGAAGGGAGTCCGGAATGGCAAGGACCAAGATCGACAAGGACGTGGAGACCGGCGGGATGGTCCGCACGACCGCTGCCGTCAACGGCCGGGCGATGACGCTCGACCCGCTCGCGCAAGGGCCGCTCGCCGTGACCGCGATCCGGCCGGAGAGCACGCTCCCCTGCGGGCTTCGACAGCAGTGGATCGATGGCACAGGCGAAGCGGAGGACGGGACACCCGTGACCTTCGACCTTACCTGCGGCGCCGGGGTCGGCTCGCCCTATCTGATCTTGTCCGTGGAGGGTCACGGCTCCGAGTACGTGGACATGCGCGACGTGATGCAGGGCTGGATCGACGGGCTCTTGGCCCGCGAGAAGGAAGTGTCCTCGTGACCACCACCACGGCGGCCAGCGAGGCCCTGGCCCGGCTACGGGAGGTCGTGAAGCCCGGCGAGACCCTGTACGTCACCGAGAAGCGGTCGCGCTCCGGCGACACATGCCGCATGCAACTGCGCGCCGTCTGGCACCCCGAAGGGGCCAACGTGCTCGCGCGGCTGACCGGCAACATCGCACAGGCACTCGATCTTCAGATGGCCGGAGGCGACGGGGCGCTCGTCGTCCCTGGCGACGTCACCCTGTCTGACCTGCTCGACCGCCTGTCCGTCGCCCTGTTCGGCGCGCCGGGCCAGATCAAGGGGGAGTACCTGTAGTGGCTGCCGTCACCCGTAGCGCGGCCGAGATCGACGCCGTGTTCGACAGGGCACTCCGCGCCTCCCACCTCGGCGACCGGTTCGAGCGTGACGACTACGCCGAAGGTGCGCTCGCCACACTCCAATGGATCACAGGGCAGGGCGACGAACCCGAGTTCCGAACCATCGAGGACTACCGGTGACCGCCCCTCTGCTCCGGTGGGCACGCTCCGGGGACCGGCGCACCAACCCGGACCGGCGCGGGGCGCTGACGGAGGCCGAGGCCCTGCGAGCCGCCGCCCTGACGGCCCTGCGCCTCGGTGACGCGGCGGCGGCGGGAAGGCTCGTTGCCGAGTCGGACCTGCTCGACCCGCCGACGGCGGTGCGCCGTGAACATGCGTAGCCGGGTCGCGGTGGACCTTCTCGCCGGGGGCGCCGTCGTCGCCGGGGCGCTCGCCTTCCCCAGCCACCGGGTGACCCCGCGCACCCCGCTCCAGACGTGCCTCGCCGCCGCGAACACGCCGGGACCGTCCGGCTTCGCCAGCGAGGTCTGCGAGCCTCTCGCACCGGGCTTTCGGCCCTCCCCGTGGGTGCGGATCGCGGAGACCTGCCGGACCGCCAGCGAACCGGCGAAGTGCATCCAGGACGAGATCGACAGGGAGAACGCCCGATGAGCGACGTGAGAACCTGGACGCTGGCCGAGATCGACCGGCGGGTCGCGGCGGCACAGGCGGCGACCGCCGGGCCTTGGCGCATTGCTGGCTACGCCGGGACAGACTCCATCGTCGCAGACGGGGAGCCACCTGCGGACGACGGCGACGGGACCGTGATGGTCGCTGACATCTACGAAGAGGACGACCTCCACTACCTCGTCGGGCTTTCGCCAGACCGCATGGTCGCCCTCTACGAGTGGATGCGCGGGGAGGTCGGGAAGCACAAGCGGCAGGGCTGCCCCGAGTGCTCGTTCACCTACGACGGCTGCGAGTGCGGCGACGAGTGGTCGGACGACGGCTGCCCCTTCCTCGCTGGCCTTGCCTCTGCTCTCGGCTACCCGGGAAGCGGGGAGGGCGAGGACATCGTCTGCCGGGACTACCCGAACTGCGACCGCGAGCACGCTGGCGGCGCCGGGGGCGTTCCGGTGCACCCGCCCGTCGGTTCGCGGATCAGCGGCGACGAAGCGCTCATCCCTGCCGCCCCGCCCGCCGCCCCGGTGCAGAGCGGGGGTCGGCCGTGACGGAGTGGGGAATCCGCGATGTCGCGTCTGGCGTGATCACACCCTGCGAACGCGGTGAGAGGTACGTCCGCTGGTTCTGCTCGAAGGTCTGGCCGACGGGTAAAGAGCCGGTCTTCCGTGAAGCAGGAGACTGGCGACCCGCCACCCCGGCGCAGAGTGAGTGCGTCTACCTCTACCCGTATGGCGGTGCCTGCGGGCAACCGGCCGCCGACCACTGCCACGGCGGGATCGAGTCGCACGACTTCGCCGCGCCCGCCAACCCTGAGGAGGGCCGTACCGATGGATGAGGGACTCGTGAGGCGGAGGACAGCGGAGGACGACATTCCCTCGGTCCGCTGTGCGGACTTCACGGTCCATGAGCCGCACTACCACCGACCCCCGCCGCAGTACCAGACGCTTCGGTGCCGGGGGCGTTCCGAGTCCGAGCGGGACACCGGAGAGCCGAGGTCCGACTGCCCGTTCTGTGGGACCGAAGCGGACCCGGGCGCGTTCCTCAACTGCGGCAGCGAGTGCCGCGAGGCCGGGGAGCACACGCAGGAGCCGGGGTGCTTCTACGTCGGCGCCGCGCTGGAACCGTGCTGCCCGCGCGCCCCGTACCGCTTCGCCCTGCTCGCCGCCCGTGAGGTACTGAGCAAGGCGGATGAGGTGCTGTCAGTCCGGCGTCTACGCGGCGGCGTGACCGTGATCCGCTGGACCTCGGGCACGGCGTACATGGAGGTCGGCCTGGAGCGAGAGCCGCTGGCGCTTCTCACCGAGGACGAGCGTGCCCGACTCGACCGATTGGAGGCGTCCGATGGGTGAGCAGCTCGCGCGGGCGCGCACCAGGCTGGCGGCCTTGGCGAGCGACGAACCGCCGCACGTACTCGACAGCGAGACACGCACGATGCTTCGACTTGTGCTCGCCGACACGCCGTCGCTGGATGGGGCGGCGCTGTGGCGGGAGTGTTACGACCTGCTTGACGGCCTTGTCGGCGACGACCTGGCCAACCAAGCGGTCGAGGCGTTGTTCCGTGGCCCGCTTGCGCCCTTGCTCGGCGGCTCCGATGGGTGACACCACGATGCCGGGCGGGACGGCGGGCTGGCGGGAACGGCTGGCGGCAATCGCGGGCGACGTGTCGTCGGTCAGTTGCTCGCGGACGACGGCCCTCTCGCTCCCCTGCTCGGTAGCCCAGGGGAGACGGCGTGATCAGCCGGGCCTTCGCTCCACCACGGTCCGCTTGCTGCCCCGGCGCTCCGCTGTCGGACCCACCACCTGCTGGCTGACCTTCACCACCTCGTCCGGCGTGACGTGGACCACGCCGTCAACGTGGCGGATCATCGCCTTCGCCGCCTCCTCACGTCGTGCCGCGTCCAAACGAACCTGACGCCAGTGTTCAGCCTCCAACGCGGCGGCGCGCATCGTCGGGTCGGGAATCTCAAGGTCCACCGGCGCCGCGTAGTCACCCCGGCAGGCGGAGACGAAGCGGCAGAAGGATAAACACCAACGAACCGGCATGTCGCGGGGGACCGAGTCCAGCACCCGGTGACGCGCCTCGGCCAGATTCAGCCCTTGGGCTAACAGGGGCTCAACCTCGGCCCGTACGTCCGCCTGCTCGACCCACATCGCCGCCTCGCGGGTCCAGTGGCCGACGTCCACCTCGCAGACCGCCGACTCCTCCAAGCCGCCCTCGCCGGGCAGGTACAGGACGAACGCCTGCTCCGCTCCGATCGCCGATGCGGCGATGGAGACCTGCATGGCGTGGTCCGGCGCGGCGCCGTGGTCCTGGTGCCAGCGACACTCGTTCCGGCTGCGCGTCTTCATCTCAACCGGGATGCCGTCGAGCAGGAAGTCGGTCTCCCCGGTGATGACAAGGTCAGAGCCGGGCACCTGCCAGGCGAACCGCCGTCCCCGCTGATCGGCGAACCCCGGATCGACCTCGGCCAGCATGTCGTTGAGCGCCCCGTGCAGTGCCGAGCCCCGCCACGCCCGGAACGTGTCGCCCTCGGAGCCTTCCGGTTCCTCCAAGAGCACCCGGGCCGCCAGACTCAGGCACCCGCCGACCCGGCTCGCGGTCAGCCCGGCCGGGCGGTCGGCGTTGCGGAGCGCATGGGCGACCCGGAAGTCGGCGGCGAGGCGGGCGGTTAGGTCGTCAGCGTTCACGGACTGCCGCCATGAGCCGCTCCCCGACGTGCCGGGTGTACGCCGGGGGGATCGCCTCCTTGATGTCGTCCCAGCGGGTCATCCAGCCGATGCCCATGAGCTCGCCCGCCTCGCGCACCGACGAGCAGGTCTGGCCGCCAGCCGGGATGTCGTCGGCGGGGGTGCCGTAGACGCCGAGCGGGCGCCCGAGCGTGTGGTCGCAACTCGGCTGGGGACCGAGGTCCACGTTGGACTCGAACAGCCGGTGCCGCTTCAACGGCCGATACCGGTCCCCGCGCATGACGTGAAGACCGAACATCGTCCCGCACAGGGTCAGGTCCGCCCGCATGTCCGCTCCCGGCACGTTCTCGATGACGTACGGGCGTCCCCAGGCGCCCAGCAGCTCGCGGACCGGTCCGATCATGTCGTGGCCGTTCTCCTTCACCGATCCGCCCTGTGCGTTGCGCAGGTGCTGCAGCCGGGTGTTGGCCTGGCATGGTGGGCTGGCGTGGATGGCGGCGAACAGGGCGAGAAACGCCCGGTCGCGCAGCACGTCGAGCATGTCGGCGCGGACCAGGGTGTATGGGTACGCGCCGCGAGGGGTCAGGTCCACGCCCCACACGTCGAACCCGGCGTCCGCGTACCCACGGCTGGCAGCCCCGGCACAGCAGCCGAGGTCCAGCAGTCTCGGGCGGTCAGTGTTCACCGGCCGCCTCGGCCATTGTCCAGACCTCCAAGCGGTCGAGCAGCACCGCCGGTTCGACGCCGGAGTGGCGGCTCATCTGTTGCAGCAGCTCGGCCGTCAGCCCCGCCAGGTACTCGATGATCGCCAGTTGCAGGTGCCGGTCGATGTGGTGGTCCCGGCCGTCGAGGGCGGCGCGGACCAAGGCCAAGCCCTGCGAGGCGGCGTCCGCTTCGACGCTCACCGTCGCGGACCTCGGACCGTGAACGCCTGCTTGTGCCCGCAGCCGGGGCAGACGTGCTCGTATACGCCGTCCCGGTAGACCATGTGCGCGGGCGGGTTGTGCTCCGGGTTCATGCACGTCTCGTCCGGCGGCAGGTCGGCGATCTTCTTGGTCGGCATCACGCCAACTCCTCGTAACGTCCGTCGTCGGTCAGCAGCACCCGCCGACCGTCTCCAAGCGTGACAGGCACCTGCGACGGATCGGCTCGGCGGCCCACCAGCCAGCCGTAACCAGCGCCGTCGCCCGGCCAGTTGTGGACGAAGTGATGGTGCTTGGCGCAGAGCAGGCCGAGGTTCGTCACGACGCTGCGCCCGCCGAACTGCACCGGCAGCCGGTGGTGTGCGTGGACGCGGCCCTGACAGCCGAGGCTCCGGTAGCCGAGGGTCCCGAGTTCGCAACGCCCCCCGGCGCGCCGTACCAGCGCCTCGTACACCTCCGGCACGACAGGATCGGCCGACCGCTTCGACGGCTTGCGGGACGGACGCAGGGTGGAGAAGGCGCCGGGGCGGAAGGGGCGGCGGGCGAGGGTCACGGGGAGGCTCCGTCGGGCCTGTAGACGACGATCCCAGCCGCCTCAGCGCGCCTGATCATGTCGTAGGTGCCGCGTGAGCGTGGCGTAGGAAAAGCCAGGCATACATCGGCCCCAGCGTCGGCCATGTCCTGATTGCGGGCGTGTCCGGCAAGCGGGCAGTAGGTCGCGCCGTCGCGGACTCGTCGGTGCTTCCCGCCGTCATCCGGGCAGAGGCGCCCGCAGGTCGGCCAGTCGGCCGGGTGCCGTTCTAACACGGGTCGGCAGTAGCACTGTCCCGGACCGTCCTCGTCATCGTCGTGGCATCGTGGCCCGTGCTCCTTGGCGACGAACGACAGGCACCACTCGTCGGCGTGATGGTCGGCGCCAGTCGGGCAGTGTCCGTGGACGAGCGTCAGACGCTCGGTGGGCCCGCACAGGGCCAGCCACCTATCGAGGTTCTCCCAGACGAGGGCTCGGTCAGCGTGGTCGCGACCGCCCGTCACGATCACCCTCATGGCTTCGCCGCCTTGAGTCTCGCCGCCGCGAGGGTCCGCAGCGCCACCACCTCCCCGGTCTCGTCGGCCACCTGGGCCTCACCGAGCGAGGCCAACTCCAAGCCGCGCATCAGGCCGATGACCGCCGGCTTCGTGTCGGCCGCGACCAGTTCGTCGCGGTACTCGTCGGCCGTCTTGCCGGTCGGCGCGGGCTCCCCCGCCACCCCAGGGGGTGAAGGTGGCGGGGGAGTGTCTGCGGGGGTCGGTTCGGGGTCGGGCGGGGTGGCGCCCGGGTCGTCGTCCGGCCGAGGGACGCGGGCGCGCAGTTCGGTCAGGAACGCCACCAGCATCTCCGGGGTGGCCGACGACGACTCGACGCCATGGGTCTGCACGAACTCCTGCCCGAGCACCGTCAGGTCCCAGCCGTGCGTCTGGGCGAGACTGGCGATGTCGAGGCGCAACTGCCGGACCTGCTGCTTCTCCCGGCTCACGTCCCCGCCGGGCGCGTCGTGCTGACCTTCCGTCAGCGACTCCTTGGCCCATAGGTCGAGCCCGACGCCGAAGCGCATCGCGGCGTTGCGGATGGCGTCGCCGATCCTCTCCTTGCTGTTCTGCCCGTCGCCGACGCCGACGCGGGTGACGCCACAGACCGTCATCCTGATCCACAGGTCTCCCCCGACAACGAGCGGGCCTCCGGTGCTCGGGTCCGTCGCCATCGGCTCCCAGGTCCAGTCAGGGTCCACCGACAGCAGCCTGTCGGTGACATGGGCGTGGCCGACGAACGACAGGTGCATGGCGGGCAGGCCGTGGCGCTGCCCGCACTCGCCGCAGTTCCCCTTGGGCGAGTCCTTCTTGTACGGCTGCGGCTTCTTGCCAATCTGCTCCGGCGGGAAGGGGGCGCGGAGAGCAAGGGCCTGCTCGGGGGTCATGCGCTCCTCGCCTTCTTGGCCGCGTAGGCGCGGCGTGCCGACTCGCGGTTGGCCTTCCTGCGGCACGCTCGACACTCGCGCCTGCCGTCCTTGTGGACGTAGAGGTTGTCGCCGGACAGTGGATGCTCACGCGGGCAGTGCGTCCGTGACGCAGGCGAGCGGTCCACCGGGTTCGCGGCGCGGTAAGCGCGCCTCTTGCGTTCACGGATGCAGGCACGACACTCACGCCCGCCGTTGCTGGCGTTGATGCGCAGGTTGGCCCCCTCATACGCGTGTCCGCGAGGGCAGTGCGTGGCCGCCCCGAATCGGCCTCGCCGCATGTTCTCGGCGTGCGTCACGACTTCGAGGTGATTCGGATTGCAGCACGGCGGGTTCCGGCAGAGGTGGTCCACCTCACGCCCAGGGGGTATCGGTGATCCAGACATTCGCTCGACCATGACCCGATGCACGTACTGCATTCGTCCGTCGAGGTAGGCGTGCCCGTATCCGGCCGACGTGCGACCGCCTTGCCACTCCCAGCAGCCAGCCTCCGTGACGCGCACCCGCAGTCTGATCGGCGCCAGGAGCACCCCGATCTGCTCCGGGATGAGGTACGAGAGGTTGTCGGCCATCAGAGTTCTCCTCGGCTGGCGGCGTACGCCTCCTGGTAGTCCGCGTCCTCGGTCTGCCGACGCTCGACGCAGCCGACGCAGCCGCCGCGCCGGTCCACGACGACGCCGCAGGCGGGGCAGAGGCCGAGGACTTCGGTCGCGTCCTCGAAGTCGTCGGGGCTCACGGCTCAGTCCGCGACGCGCGCGGCCACGTCGCGCTGTTCCCGCTTGCCGTGTCGGTCCACACGAACTGTGGCGCGGCCCTCCCCACCGCCGTGTACATGGCCGTCACGGCGGCTTCGGCGCGAGGCCGGTCACAGGGCTCGGTAGACAAGCCCACCGCCAGCCACTCGCCGCGAAGGCGGCGGACCTGCGCCCACTGCGCGTCGGTGAGGCTCTCGACCCTGCTCATCGGCTCTCCTCGAACCACGGGTCGCACATCGGGTCGGAGCAGGTGGACTGCCGGTGGCAGCGGATGTGGCACGGCCCGGCCTCCGGGCAGTCGAGCATCTCGTCGTCCTCCACCGGGAACGAGCAGACGCCGCAGTCGAGCAGGTCCGGTGCCTCGTCGGCGGTCGGCGTGGTCACGGTTCGAGCGCCTTGCGGAGCGTCGCCAGCCGACGTTCGGCGGTGAGCGCGCGCTGACGCCAGACCCGGCCGTCCTCCGCGTCCCGGGCGAGGGCGAGGAGTTCGCGAAGCGGAAGGTCCAGCAGTGCCGCCGAGGTCACGGTCGCGTCCGGGGGGTGCCTGCGGCGGCGCAGGTTGCGGAGCGACACCTCTCCTGGGTGCTCCTGGACCCGGTGCCCGAGCGTCACGGATTGCACCGTGTCGCCGACGTGGGGGCAGGAGCCGCAGCCCGCCACCGTCGATCCGTCCGACAGGGTGACGCGGTAGACCTTGGTGGTGGTCCGCCCGATGCCTGTCGGGGCAGGCTCCCACGAGACGACGGGCTCGGGTGTCTTCCAGTCCTGCGGGGGTGCGCTCTCGTCGGTCGTCATGCTCTGACCGTACCGGGACGGTGTGACAGGTGTCAAGGGTGCCCGACGAGTCGTGGTCAAGGCCGCCCGACGTGCGCTACCATCGCCCGCATGAGCCCGCAGGAGCGCCTCAAGCGCATCGTCACCCTCTACCGGCGGCGCCAGCGCAGCAAGGAGACGTTCAGCCGGGACGCGGAGGCGTTCGCCGAGGAGGTGCAGGCCGCGCTCGCCGACGCCGACGCGAAACTGACCTACGGCCTCATCGCCGAGGGGCTGTGCGAGGCCATGGGTGAGCGGGTGCTGTCCCGGCAGGCGCTGTGGGACCTCGTGCGTACCCGGGACCGGAGCAAGGCGTCGTAGGCGGGTAGTGGGTCAGTCTGATTCCACAGGCGCTGGCGGACCCTGACCCGTCGTGCAACCATCAGGCCATGTCCCGCCCCACCGACCTGAACCAGCTTGCGCACCGGCTCGTCGCCGAGAGCGTCGGGGAGGCGGAGCGCACCGACCCGCCCGAGGGCGAGAACTCGATGCCGATGTACCAGGCCGGGACTGTGTCCTCGATCGTCCAGGGGCGCCGGAAGTCAGAGCAGGTCCGCGAGCCTGACGAAGTAGTGCCGTAGGACCCACGGCTCGTAGGCGCCACTACTCGCGGGGCCGCTTCCGGGGTCGCCGCCGCCGGACGACGGGCGGCACGGGGCGCAGGAACCCCCGGCCGATGCGGTTCTCCTCCCACCGTTGCAGGAAGCACACGACCCCGGCGCCGAGCGGCATGATGGCGGTCACCTGCTCCGGGGTGAGCCGGACCACCTTGAACGCGAGCAGAGCCCCGAGGCCCAGGCCGAACGTGCCCGCCTGCGTCGTGGTGCGGGTGGAGCCCTGCAACGCGTCCAGGCGCGGCCTGACGGTCACGGCCCGGCGTCCCCGGCCTTCCTGAACGCCGCCAGCACGCCGCGCTCCACCGCGTCGGCGATCACCTGCGGGTCCACCCCGCCGGAGCCGATGGCGTCGATCTTCGCCGACACCTCCGCCACGCTGGCCGCGACCCCCGCGATCTTCTTCTCCAGCGCCGCGCGGGTCGCGGCGACCGTGTAGGGGTGGGTGACATCGGCGGCGACAGCCCCGACGACCCGGTTCACGTCCTCGGTGGTCAGCGGCATGTCGGGCTCTCCTTCGATGAGGGCAAGGAACGTGTCGATGGTGCCACGGTGAACCGAGCAGTCCCCGCCGCCAGCCAGGCCCGGCACCGGGTAGCGGTCGGTGAACTGCCAGAGGGACTCGCCGATGCCCGGCTGTCCGGCCGGGTCCGGGGTGTGGTCCCTGTACCGGGCCACCCACAGCGGCCGGTCCCGCAGCAGGGCGGCGGGGGCGTCCTTGAGCTGCCTCCCGCCGTACAGCCACGTCGTCCGGCCAAGGACGCGGTCGGTGTGGTTGACGAACGCCTGGTAGGCCGTCCAGTCGGTCCCGGTCTCCACGTCGAGGATCAGCCACTCGGCGGGGGTGGTCTTCAGCGACCCGAACCCGGCGACCGCGTTCTCCGCCTGCCGGAGCGGGTCGGCCCCGGGCGTGTAGAAGTGGAAGCCCCCGAAGGCCCGCAGCCTCGCCCGTTCGGCTCCGGCGCGGTGCCTCGTGAACGACGGCGCCAGGTAGTCGGTGCCTTCGGTCATCTTCGCGATGAGCACCGGGGAGAACCTGGCGTAGGCCACCCAGTCCTCGATCAGGTGGGCGTTGTTCGCGTCGGCGATCAGCAGGTCCGCCACGTTTCCCACGGTACCGCTACTTCGCCCACACCTTCACGAGGTTCGCGACCCCGATGGCGCCGACGAGGATCAGGCCTCCGGTGATCTTGGCCTGGAACTTCTCCACCGCCCCGATCCGCCGGTCCACCGACTCCTTGAAGTCGTCGAGCCCGCGCTGTGAGGCGAACTCGGCCTCCCTGTCGCGCATCTGGCGGATCAGGCCGTTGTGCGACGCCAGACGGTCCTTGCTCTCCCCGTCGGCGACGAGGACCGCCTTCTCGGCGGTCGCGAGGGCTGCCTGCAACGCTTCCAGGTCAGCCGCGCGGAGCGCCTGGAAGTGCTCCAGAAGCGTCGCGACAGTCCATTCGGTCACGGCGCGTCACGCCGGGCGGTGCCAGGGACGCCAGTCGCCGACCGCGTGGTGCAGGGCGAGGAGCAGCAGCCCGAGGGTGACGAAGTTCACCTCGCCGAGGTGGCCGTGGAACAGGGCGACGGCGAACGAGATCGCTGCCAGCAAGGCGAACATGGTGGCCTCCCCATGTCGGGACTTCCCTCTACGGTACTCGCGGTGCGTCGGTCACAGCGGGCGGCAGCCCCAGATCAGGTGCAGCACCACGTCCACGAGCGCGAAGACGGCGGAGCCGATCAGCAGCCCGGCGGCCATGTCCCGGCTCGGGAGCCTCACAGCAAACAGATTTCGGGCGGATCGACCGTGTACGGACCCACGTCCACAGCGCCCGGGTTGACGCAGATCAACGGGTCGGCGATGGCCTGCGCCGGGGCGGTGAGCACGGCGCAGGTGGCGGTCAGGGCGGCGGCGATGAGGTAACGGGGGTTCATGCCTACCGCTACGGGTCCGGCGCGGCCTTCCCCCAGGCTATTTGCAGACGACCCGGGTTGACCCCGACGTGTCCACCATGATCTTGAAGCCGTTGTGGACGCAGCGCTCCACGCGCCCCACCGGGTCCGTCTCGTCGGTGGTGATGGTGCTCGGGTGGGCGTGGACCGGGCCGACCCGCACATCCGGGGTTGTCAGCGCGGGGCGGCGCGGCGACACTGTCCGCGCACCGTCGAGCACACGGTGAAGTCGTGCGGACGGGACCGCGAGGGGTGCTTTGTGCAGGCTCCCGGCCGTCCCGTCCGCACGCACCACCTGAACCCGGCGCACGGCGGGCGCCTGCTGCTGGTTCGTCCACGGGCCGCAGCGGGCCGCGACGACCACCGCCACCCCGGCCACCGCCAGCAGCGGCCACGAGCCTCTGCGGCGCGGCCACAGCAGCGCCAGGGTGCGCGCCCACACGTCGCGCATCTTCCGCCTCGCCCGGCCGAGGAGGCCTTCCGCCGCCCGGTACGTCACGCCGAGAGCGTCCGCCGTCTCGGTGAGGGTCAGGCCTAGCATCCGCGCCGTGAGGACCGCCCGCTCCGGGTCGGTGAGGCGCGCCATCTCGGCCGCCAGCCACATCGCCTCCGCCCGATCCAGCACGTCACCGATGTCATCGGACGGTGGGTCGAGCAGACGAGGGGCGACACGGTCCGCGACGACCCGCGCGCGCAGCCGGTCCACGCACAGCCTCAACGTGACGGCGGTGAGCATCGCGGCGAGCCGCCCCGGGTCGAGGTTCGGGTGGGTGGCGCAGCGCAGCGTCGCCTCGGAGACCACCTCCTCCGCATCGGCGCGGTTGCGGGAATGCCGACGGGCGATGCGGAGCAGCCGGTCCCGCTCCTGCCAGGCGGCGTGCCACAGAGCTGCGTCGGTCATCGGTGCCCGGGGAGGTGGGCGGCGTGAAGGCACCCGACCGGCGACGGCAGGGGGCAGGCCGGGCTCGGGCTGCCCGTCGGCGTGTGCGTCGGCGTGGGACGGGTCGGCTGCGCGGTGATGGGCGCCGGGCTGATGATCACCGTGGTGCGGCCGGGTTCGCGGATCACCGTGGGCACGACGGTGACGTGGGTGACGACGACCCTCGGTGACGGCACGGTGGTCACGGTGACGACGGGGCACGCGGTCGCGCTCGGTGACGGGCTGTGACCTGCGACGGCCGGGCAGGGTGTCACGGCGGGGCGGTCGGCGTGGGACACGATGAGCACCGTGAGCGCGGCCAGCACGAGTCCGACGCTGACGACCACCGGCAGCCCGGGTCTCATCTTCACGGCGTGTCCTCCCGGTCCGACATCTCGCGGGTGAACCGTTCGCTCGCCCCGAGGATGGCGTTGACGATCCGGTAGAGGGACGCGAGGCTCGGCGCCGCCATCAGCGCCACGCTGAACGCCAGGGCGAGCGGGTCGGGGTGGGACACCCTGGTGGTGAGGACCCAGAACACCCAGGCACCGAGGCAGCACAGCGCCAGGTCCCGCAGGCTCTTGAAGCCGGTGTCCACGCGGCGCCGTGTGCGCTGGTTCACCCCGACCCCCGTGTGTCCACTATGTCAGGCTACGCGGCTGGTTGGGTTCATCGTCACACTAGGTAGGTCGGGCCGATGATCGCCGCATCAGGCTGGGGCATCCCGATCCGCGACACCGCGATCCCCAGCACAAACGAGCGGGTGTCGGCCAGGTCACGGTGATGCACCGCCACGATCATGCTGCTCGGGCTGGTGGGGAACGACCGGATCGCGAACATGCCGGTCCCGGCCGCGCCTGCGAGGGTCGCATCCTGTACCACGGGGACGTTGACGCTGCCGTTCGCCGACAGCACGGCGGTCACAACCTCATCCGCGACAGAGTCCCCGGCGACAGTGAGCCGACACAGGTGGTAGCCGGGCGCCGTGAAGGCGATCCAGTTGCCGCCGAACAGCGAGCCTGCGACCTCCGGCGGCTTGGCGCCCCGGTGCGTGTACGGCCCCGGCGTGTCCCACAGCACGTAGGTGAGACCAGACCCGGGGCCGACGCTCACCGACGCGGCGAACGACGCCCACATGTCCTCCACCATGCCGCCGCCCTCGACGGTCACCGCCTGCAACGGCGGAGGGACCACCGTGCCCGGCAGTCGTCGAATGTTGCGGATGTCCTCCTCCACCTGCGCCACCCGCTGCGACAGGGTCGGCGCCGGGCCGCGAGTTGTCATCAGACCTCCACCGGGACGAACGTCCCCGACACACCCAGCCTGCCTGGTTCCGCGTTGAACGTCACCGACACCAGCCGGTAGTCCCCCAGCAGGTCCCGCACCCCGGCGTTCACCGCGACCCGGCAAATCCGGTTCGGCACCAGATCGGCCCACGGCGCCCAGCCCGGCAGCAGGGTCGCGGTGAACGGCAGACCGGGGGACGCGTCGAGCGCGGTCAGGGCGGCGTGCCGCGCCGAGACCTTGTCCAGCACCGCCGGTTCGTTCACCACCACCTGCAACAGGCCTTCCGGCGGCGCGTCCCGGGTGGCGGTGGCGACGACCTGCGACCCGTCGGCGCGGGTCACCCCCAGGATCGTGACCTCCGTCGCCACGTCCGCCGGGGGCGCCGTGGATGGACCGTCCGCGAGGTGGCCGGCGAGGACCGGCAGCCGGGTCCCCGGGCTGCGGGACGACGACAGCACCAGCTCCCGGCCGTTCATGGTGAAGTCCACCCCGGAGCGGCACAGTTCGCGCATCGCGTCCCCCGCGTACTGCCGCTGCTTCGCGGTGACGACGCGGTCTCCGCCGATCCCTACCGAGGTGGGACTGACGGTGATGCCGGGGCTGTCGTCGCGGCGCATCGCGTCCGCCGCGTGGCCGGTGAAGATGATGCCCAGGTCGGTGGCCCGGTAGGTGCGGTCCACCCCGAGCACCCGGTGATCGAACCAGGCGAACAGGTCTTTGCCGGTGAGCGTCACCGCCTCCCGGGTGAAGGCGGGCGGCATCAGCGGCCCCACCCACAGCAGAGACCTGTCGTCGTACACGGCCAGTTCGTCCCGCCAGGCGGTCGCGTCGCCGAGTTTGCGCCGTGCGTCGTCGTTCAGCCCGCCCACCGGCACGGCGAGGCTCACCGAGCCGACCTCGTTCGCGAGCCTCGTGGCGGTCAGGGTGGAGTACGGCAGTTCCGCCAGGCTCGGGGCTCCGCCGCGCCGGGTGAGGGTGGCGCGCAGCATCTACAGCTCCCGCGCGACCGAGGTCACCGTGACCGTCGTGTCACCGTCGGTGAACGATCCGCCGCCGACTGTCACGCACACGGTGGTGCAGGCCCCGGCCTCGATCCAGCGGAACAGCCCGTCGAAGGTGAGGGCGTCCATCCCGCCGACGACCAGCCCGGACGATGTCTCGGTGACGGTGACCTCACGGCGGGCCGAGTCGATCCGCAGCGACCGGTTCGGGCCGAGGGTAACGGTGCAGAAGGCGAACGGGGCACGGTCGGTGGGGCACTCCCCCGCCACCGGCACAGCGGCGCTCACCGTCAGACCATCCACCCCGGCGCCTGTGACGACCTCCACGACCACCGCCACGTCGCCGGTCCACTCCGGCCCGGTCACCAGCGCGGAGACCGTCTCCGCCTCGCTGGTGAGGCTTCCCGACGCCTCCTGCTCGGGCAGGTGCTCCAACCACGGCAGCGGCGACGCCAGCTGGAAGGCAGCCTGCTGCAACAGGCAGTCCGGGACCCTGTCGCCGGAGGGTGAGAGGATCACCCCCGGTTCCAGAATCCCCGCCCACGGCAGCACCCGCTCCGTGTCCGGGTCGCACGCCAGCAGGACGTGCAGGTCGGAGCCCCGGTCGCAGTCCGAACCGGACAGCACGTCGTTCAGCCACCGCTCCCCGAAGCGCATCCCGCGCTCCGACGACGCGAACATGGTTCCGGTGAACGAGACGACCCGCTGCGCCCGCCGCAACGGCCCGAGCGACGCGCCGAGAGTCCGTGGCGTGACGGAACGTCCGATCACCGACCCGACCCTCACGTCGGTCAGGTGCAGCCCCAGGAACTCGGCGGAGTCGGCGCGGGACGACGTGTACCACGGCGCCGGGTCGTCGGCGGGGCTCCGGTAGGTGACGGTCTCCGGGGTGCGGGCGTCGTCCTCGATCGCGGCGCAGAACGCGGCCAGGTTCTCCGGGACAGGGCCGTCCGGCTCCGGGATCAAGGCGGCGGCGAGCGCGATAGTCAGGCGCGGGTCACCGCTGGCGCGGGCGTAGGTGAGGGCTCTGTTGCCGTTGGCGACCTCGTCGCCTCCGTAGCAACTCCAAGAAACCCCGCTCATCGGCCCGCCCTCGCGCCGAGCATCGCGTCCACCGCGCGGGCAGTCGCGACCGGGTCGTTGGCCACCTCGTTGACGATGATGTCCCGCACCCCCGACACGCCCGCCCCGGCGACGGTCGGCGCCGGACCCGTCGCGGCAGTGTTCGCGGTGGTCTGCGCGGACGGCAGGTTGAGCACCATCCGCCGCGCCAGCCGGACAGCGGCGGCGTCCACCTGTGCGGCGGAAGCGTCCAGGCCCGACGCGGCCGACGTTCCGGCGTTCAGGCCGTAGCCGAGGAACACCTTCGACGGGGACGAGATTTGCAGCTCCCGCGCGAAGCCCGCCTTGGCCGCACGTCCGGCGCGCTCGGCGGCGCGGAAGATCGCGGGCTGCGACAGGTCCAGCCCCGTGCCGATCGACTCCCCGAGATGACGGCCCGACACCTCAAAGTCGTGCGCGGCGTGCTGCAACGCCGAATCCGCGTAGCCAAGCGCCAGCTTGATCGGCCTGGTCAGGTCCGGCGGCTTCACGTGTCCCACCCGGTCCACGGTGTGCTGCGCGTCGTCGGCGATCTGCTCGCCGATGGTCCGCAGTTCCGCCGCCTTGCGGGCCGCGACCGCCACGTCCGCCTTGCGCTGCTCCTCCCGCCGGGCGAGTTCCGCGTCGCCGAGAGTGGCGGCCTTGCGGGCCTCCGTCGCCGCGCCGATACCAGCCTCGTCGAAGGTCTTCGCGAGTTCGGTCGCGCCGCGCCGCTCCAAGGTGACGATGCTGTCCACGAACCGCGCCTCGTCCAGGGTCTTCTGGTGCAGGCTGTCGAGGAACTTCGCGAGGCTGTGGTCCTTCGCCAGTTCTGCGCTGGCCCCGGTGATCTGCGGCAGGCCCTGCACGAACCCGTTCACGAACTCGTCGGTCTGCTGCTTCGCCTCCGTGAGCGCGTTGCCGAGTTCCGACGCCGTCAGCCCGGTGTTGGCGAGCACGTTCGCGAAGTCGTCCCCGGTGAGGGTGCCGCGCCGGAACTGGTCGATCACCCCGCCCAGGGACGGTCCGGCCTTCGCCTGCGCGATGGCGATGGCGTCGGTGCCGACCCGGATGCTTTCGAGCTGGGCGGCGTAGCCCTGCACCAGCAGCGCCGCCTGGTCGGTGGCGGTGCCGAGCACGACCGTGCCGTCGGCGGCCTGCACCTGCAACGGCAGCAGCTCGCCGAGCACCTTGGTGTAGTCGATCGTCCCGTCGATCACCCGCGCGTTCGCGACAGCGGCGTCGCGCTGGGCCTGGGAGAACTTGCCGTGCGCCTGCGCGCTGTCCAGCGCCGCCTCCGCCTCCTTCGACGCCGAGCCTTGCAGTTTCACGAACGTGCGGACCAGGCCCTCATTGGTCAGGGACAGCCCGACACCGCGCCGCTGCGCCTCCTCGAAAGCCTGGTCGAGACTCAACCCCTGCTCGGCGAGCTGACCGAGCAGCGCGGCCCCGCGCTGGCTGATCTCCCCGCCCCTCGCGAGCGCGTCGAGGAACCGCTCGTAGCCGCCGGTGCCTTTCAGCGCCAGGTCGGTGAAGTTGTCGATGGTCAGCCCGAGCCGGACGAGGTCGTCATTCTGGTGCTTGTGGGAAGTGGTGGAGTCCGCCTCGGCGGAGATGGTGTCGCGGAACGACTTCTCCTGCTTCGCGAGCGCCTCCCCCACCTCCTCGATGTGCCGTCGTTCCTCCTTCAGCTTGGCGTTGTGCGCCGACACCGCCGTGACCAGCGCCGCGACCCCCACCAGGGCGAGCGTCGCCGGGTTCAGCAGCCCCGTCAGCGCCGAACCCACCCCGCTGATCGCCGACCCGCCTGCGGCGGAGGTGGTGGCGAGCCCGGTGACCGCAGCCTGCACCCCGGACAGGACCGGGCTGACCAGTCGGCCCGCCTTCTGCAAGGCGAGGAACACCCCGATCGTCGCCAGCACCGGGGCGGGAATGTCGTCCACCACGTCCACCAGGCCCTGTAGTACCGGGGACAGGTCTTCCACGACGACGAGGGCGCCGTGCAGTGCCGGGGTCGCCACGCCGATCAGGGACGCCGCCAGCGGCAGCACGTCCACTGCGAGTTCCCCGAAGATCGATGCGAGGTCCACCAGCGCAGGCTCACCCCGGCGCAGTTCTTCCAGCACCGGTTCCAGCAGCGGCTTGCCGACGACTTCCAGGGCGTTCTGGAACTCCTCCTTGACGCTGCGCAGCCCGATCACCGTCTGCTCGGTGCCGCGCTGGAAGTCCGGCCCGAGGTTCCCGCCGAGCTGCTCCACCGCGAGCGCGGCACCGGCGGCGCTCTTCTCGAACAGGTTCAGCGAAGCCGCGTCGTCCTTACCGGTGTCGGCGAGCGCGCGGGCGTTGATCTCCGCAGCGGTGAGGGCGAGCCCGAACGGGGCGAGCGCCCGGCCGCCACGGGCGAAGCCGGTGGTGAGACGCGCGGCGATGTCACCGGCCTCGCCGAGTGTCGGGTTCACCACGGACAGCCGCAGCGCGAGGGCGGCAATGTCCTGGCTGACCTGCACGATCTGGTTGTCGCTGGCCCCGCCGGAGCGGCCGAGTTCCGCAAGCCGGGCGATGGACAGTTTCAGCGCCTCGTCGGAGGAGCCCGCTCTCTCGGCAAGCGCGGTGAGGTCCCCGGTGAGCCCGCCCACGTCGATCTGCTGCACGCTGTCAGCGAGGTCGCCGAACGTGCTGGCGAGCCGGGCGTCGGCGATCTCCGCCTCGTCGGCGGCGTGGAAGGCCTCCGTCGCCCCCACCGCGACAGCGGCAAGCCCGGCGGCGACACCGCCGAGGGACGACTCCTCCGGCAGGGCCTCCTTCAGGCTGCCGAGTTCACCGGCGGCCAGCCCGGCGGCCACGTCGAGGGCGCGGGTGGAGGTGGTGACCCCTTCGATGCTGGCGCTGCTGGCGTCCGCCGCCGCGCCGAGGTCGGCGATCTCCGCCGCCGCGCCTTCCACGTCGGCCTGCACGGTGATGGTGCTGTCGGCGGAGGTGACGGCGTCGCTCACCTCGGAGGTGACCGCGTCGAGCCCGGTCGCCGTGACGGTCACGGCGGTGTCGGCGGAGGCGACCCCGGCGTCGATCGCGTCGCTGACCGATGCGGTGGCGGCGTCGAGCCCGTCCAGGCTCACGGCGGCGACAGCGTCAGCCCCCGCGACCGCCTGCTCCACCGACGAGGCCAGGCCCGGCCCGTCGATCGTCACCTCGGCCGGGGTTCGCAGCACGTCCAGTGCGTCGGCGAGCGCGACCTTGAACGCCGACGCCGCCTGGGTAAGCGCGTCGTCCACGCGGTCCACGCCGCGCAGCGCCTCCGCCACGTCGAGTTCAAGCGTCTCCTGCAGCGCCACCGGCGGCTACCCCACTCGTAGGTTTCTGCGGGCTACGGTAGCGGACACGGGTCCCGCTGTGGGGTCCGGCGGCGGTCGGCCTTCCCGCGCCGCCGCGACACGCTCCGCCAGCAGGTCCCCTCCGGTGTCGGGTTTGATCCCGAGCGCGGCGGCGACCTGCCACACCTCCATCCGGTCCACCACGTCAGGGCTGACCTGTCCGGCGTGCCACATCGTCTCGTACAGGTCGGCGAACAGCCCCAGCGGGCCGGGCAGCGCGGAGGGGGCGGTGGGGCGGTCGGTGGCGGTTACCGGCCGCCATGGTCCAAAGGGACGTTCTGCCAGTGGTTCACCAGCGCCACCGCCGTACGGGTGTCCACCGCCCATGTCGGAAGGTCCGCGACCGGTCCGGCGGGGAGCGGCTTGTCGCCGAGCATCTCGACCACTTGTCGCGACCATGCGCCGCGCCGCTCGTCCAGTTCGATCGTCGCCTTCCGGTCGATGTTCCGCCACTCGTCCCGTGCCTCTGCGTACGCGGAGTAGGCGTCGGCGTACTCCGCGTCGTCCTGCCCGGGGGGACGGACCGGGGGGACGGGCTTCTCCGGGTGGGCGTGCAGCAGGTCCCGGACCTCGTCGTTGGTCTGCTCCAACGCCTCGTGCAGCACCCGCAACTCCCCGACCCGGGGGCGGCGCAGCGTAGTCGTCGCGCCGGTCTTGCCGTCGAGCGCAAGGCGCACCCGGCCGTCCGGCAGCAAGGTCACGGGCATGTCAGTGTCGGGCACGGTCGCTCCTACGAGGTGGCGGTGGGGCGGGACAGTTCGATGTCGAGCAGCAGTTGCCAGCCCGCCATGCCCCCGGCGGGACCCAGCGGGGTGAGGCTCACCAGCGCGGACTTCGCCGACGGACCGTCGGGCAGCAGGGTGCCGTTGCCGCGCCGGAACACCACCCCGTCCCAGATGGCGAGCGCGTCGGTGAGCGAGGCAAGCGAGGCGGCGGTGATCGTGTCCGCGCCGGGCGGCATCGCGGCGGGGGCGCAACGCCACGTCTGGAAGGCGAACCGGCCCTGCGGCACGATCGCGCACCCTTCGGTGACACGCGGGTTGCTGTTGAGCTGGTGCGGCGTCACCGACTGGAGGTACACGGCGAGCAGGGAGCAGACCCCGATGTCCACGGCGGGCGCACCGTGGGACAGGATCGCGCTCTCCGGCGGGGCGGGGAGGTCGCCGGTCGCGTCGGTGAGCAACTTCTGCAGGATCGGCACCGGGTCCATGTCAGCCATCCCACCCGCTCGACAGCGCCTCTTGCAACCGGGCGGGCCAGAACGACACGGCGTTGTCGAACCAGTGAGTGCCTGATGTCCCCGGGTGGTTGACGCGCTTCGCGAACACCACCCCGCCCGGCCCGGTCCAGCGCAGCGCCTTCGCCACCACCGGCAGGATCACATGCGGCCGGGTGCCGTCGTTCACCCACGCACCCTGCGGGGTCGCCGAGGTGACGGTGGCGGACGGTCGCAGCGGGTCCCCGCCGAGCGTCCCGGTGATGCCCCGGTACGTGTCGCCGCTACGGTACGGGGCGTCGTGCTGCAACTGGTCGAGCAGCGCGTCGGTGGAGCGGTCCACGGCGCGCGCGGAGCCGTCGATGATGCGCTGACGCAGCGCGGACGAGTCAGCCATCGCCTGACCCGATCCGCCACGGCCCCGGTCCGTCCGGGGCCAGGTCCGCCCACCAGTCGGGGGCCAGGCGCAACGTGTGCTCGTCATTCACCGCGAGAGTGACCGCCCTGTCGTTGTGGGTGATCTGCTCGGATGTCTGCGGCAGGACCGCGACGTGGAACTCGTGCTCACTCGGGTACAACTCGCGAAGCAGGCGCCACAGGAAACTCTTGCTAGCCACGTCCGTACACCTCGCTCCGGGTCGCGATCCCGTACAGCACCGCAGGCGGGAGATGGCCGAGGTGCCATGCGGTGCCGCACGGGTACGCGCTCAGGTGCTGCCCGGCGGCACGCCGCTTCGCGATCTGCCTGGCGATCCGGCGCGACGGGTAGCGGACCAGGGGCTTGCCGCAGCACCGGCACGGTGTGCGCTCCGTCGGCGGGACGCGGTCGTGTTCGCTCGTCGCTCTCACCCTCCCCTGCTCACCGTCACGGTCTCACGGATCGCGTCCGCCGCGCGTCTCGCCGCGCACCCGTCCAGCAGGTCGCCGAACAGGTCCGCCACCACCGCCCTGCGCCGCTCCCGGGCCGGGTCGGCGATCGACTCGCCGACGGCGTCCGCCAGTTCCCCCGGCCCGCTCACCCGCAGCCCCACGTCGGCATGGGACCAGAACCGCAGCCCGTGCTCCACGTTCCGCCGGTACCACGGCGCGTCCAGAACCACGACAGGGCGGTCCGTCGCGGCCCATTCGTAGATGATCGAGCTGTTGTCACACACCAGGATGTCGGATCGGTCGAGCACCCGCCCGAAGTCCGGCTCGTACTCGGCGCCCACCCACTCCCAGGTCCGGCGCATCACCTTCTCCGCGCGCGGGTGACCGTGCCCGAGCAGTGTCCACCGGCTGTCCGCCGCCAGGCCCGGCAGGGCGGCGCGGTAGTGCGGCAGCGCGGAGCGGGTCTCCGGGACGAAGTCGGAGTCCCAGTGGAAGGCGACCGCCACCGTCGGGCGCTCCGGCATGCGGCGCGGCCACTGGTCGTCCAGTCGCGGTATCCCGACGACGACGCTCGGGGTGCGCGGGTAGCGCGCCCGGTTCAGGTCGGCGGCCCGCTGCGTGGGGCACAGGAACAGAGCGACGTTCCCCCGCTGCGGCCCCCCGGCGAACGCCCCGTGCGGTCGCGTGTAGGTCTGACCGATGCCGTGCTCCATCAGGATCGTGGGCCGGGGGGCGACCCGACGGGAGTCCCAGAAGGAGGCGACAAGCACCGGGTGTCCGCGCCGGGTCGGCATCCCGACCGCATGGCCGTCGGGGAGCAGCGCGGCGCGGCTGTGCGCGACGGCGGGGGTGACGTAGAGGGTGCCGCGCTCGTCGGGGCGCAGGGCCTGCCAGACGGGCAGCAGGTGGTCGAGGTAGTGGCGCTCCGACGCGTAGGCATCAAGGCTCACGGAGGTACTCCACTGCCACGGTGAGAATGTCCGCGTCGTCGTGGAGCATGCCGAGTCCTGTATTGCATTTGCTGCACAAGAGCCCACGGATGCGTCCCGATCCGTGGGCGTGATCCACCACGAGGCGCCCCTTGACCGCGTCCGTCTCGCTGATCCCACAGAGCGCGCACCTGTGACCCTGGGCAGCGCTGAGTGCGTCCCGCTCGGCCAACGTCAGCCCGTAGTGATCACGAAGCCGGGCACCCCGCCAGTTGGCCACCGCGCGGTCGGGATTCGCGCGAGCCCATCGTTTGGCTCTCGCGACTGTTCTGGCCCGAAATACCGGGTCCTGCTGCCGGACCCTCTCCCTGACGCGATGGCACGTCTTACAGGCGTACCATCGCGTCCCCGTGCGTGTTCCTCCACGGACGCCGGTGTACCAGTTCTCCGGCGTCCGTGGATGCCCGCAGCTTCTGAAGATCACCTCATCCACGTACCGGGCGCTCATGTGGCGCTACCCGACGGTGATCGCGTTGGTGAGCAGGCCCGCAAGGCCTCGGGGGCGGGTCCTGCGCCTGGCCCGCCCCCGAGGTTCGTCCCGGCATCGTTGACGCGAACACCGGTCCCCTCGCCCGCCTGGGCCCCTTCCCCGGCGGCTGTAGCGGACGAGAAGTCTGTAGGTGGGGTGTTCACTCGATCACCCCGGCTGTGACTACGACGCAGCACTGTGCGTGCCCCGGCCCGGCCGCTTCGCCTGCCAGCGTTCGATCGCCGACCGGCGCCACAGCGGAGTTGGTCCGAACCTGGCTCCCGGTTCCGGGAGCAGCCCCCGGCTGCGGTACGTGTACACGGTGCTCCGTCGCACCCCGAGCAGGTCCGCCACGTCGGCGGAGGTCAGCCACGGGTCGCTCACGCGGGCACCAGCCCGCGCGCCAGCCACGCCGCCGCGTCCTCCGGGGACAGACCACGGAACCCGGCGAGGTCCACCGCCAGGTGGTCGAACGCCTCCCGCTGCTCCGGGATGAGCGCGGCGATGCCCTCCGCCTCGCGTGGATGCCCGGCTGCGACGCGGGTCAGGTCGATCACGGGAACAACCACTTCACACCCCGGTTCACCGCGCGGCGGGACAGCCGCAGCCCCCGCTTGCGAACCACCCGCCGCGCGGTGGCTTTCGGGCCGCGTGACACGGCGCGCAGGTCGTTGCTGAACGACAGCGCCCGGTACAGAGCGGACCGGAGGGTCATCGCTGCACCGGCTCGGGCACGCGGTAGGTGTCGGCGGGAACCCAGCGGTTGTCGATCCGGTAGTAGCAGCCGGACGGGAAGTCGTAGCGGCGCTCCACCCCGAGCCTGGCGGCGGCCTGTCGGCACTCGGCCCTGTCGAGTGCGGTGAGCCCCCACACGATCCCGCCGACGACAATCGTCCCCAGGGCAAGGACCAGGAGTCCCGCCAGCACCCACCCCACAGCGTCCAGGCAGACATCCACGAACCGATCCCAGAGGTCCATGCCCGCAGGGTGGGCTACCGCAGCGACTTAGTCAAGCCCCGCTCGACATTCTCTCCCGCGCGGGCACTGCCGGACAGGCGCACCAGCACCGCCCCCATCTCGGAGCGATCCGCCTCCACCCGGTCCCCGAAGTCAGACACCGACCACAGCGAGACGTGATCCTCCGTCGGCGGCAGGTCCGGCCCGTTGGAGAAGAACTCCGCCGGGGTGCACACCACCACCGGGCAGCGCACCCGGGACAGCAGCGCCAGCGCCGCCCCCTTTTCCATGTGCTCGATCACCTCCACCATCAGCACGAGGTCGTAGCGGCCCAGCACCTCGTCCGACAGCGTCAGTGCATCAGCGACCAGCACGTCGTCGTAGGCGGCACGCAGCCGGTCCGTGACATAGCCGGGCCACGCCTCCACTGCGTCCACCGTCACTGCCGGATCGACGTACTCCCGGAGCAGGCCCGCCGCCTTGCCCCAGCCCGGCCCCACGTCCAGCACCCGCGCCGGTTTCACCTCCCACACGAGGTGCAGGATCGACGGCCACAGCGCCAGGTTAGAGGTTGGCATCGACCAGCCGCTGCAACGCACGCTCGAAGGTCTCGCACTCGGCGACCGGGTCGAGCGCGGCGCTGCGCGCGCGGGACGCTGCCGCCGCCTTCTTGTACGCGGTGGGCTTGTCCAGCCTCCTGATCGCCTCCACCCACGCACCGGGGTCGGCGCGGTCCGCGAAGATACCCGCCGGGCCGAGCGACTCACGCAGGCCCGGCGTCGGGTGGGCGATGGTGGGGATACCCGACGCGGCGGCCTCCACCGCGACCCGGCCCCACGACTCGTAGTCCGACGGCATGAGCAGCACCCGTGTCGCCCCGTACACGTCGCGCATCGCCGGGGTGTTGTCGCGGATCGTCACGTTGCCCGGCAGGGCGGCGGGCACGACCTGCTGGGCGTAGGAGCCGCGCACCCCGAGGAACCGGTGGTCGGGAAGCCGTCGTGCCAGGTCGTAGAACACCTCCGCGCCTTTCGACAGCGACAGGTTCACCAGCGTCAGGCACTCCCCCGGCGTCGTGCGGTAGTCCTCCGCCACCACGGGCGGGCGCACCACCACCGACTCGCCCGCCCACGCCGAGCTGTCCGCGATCCACTCGCTGTTGAACACCGCCAGCACCCCGGGCCGGGGGGTCACGCGGTGGTAGGCGAGCTGCCGGTCGTTGTGGACGATGTGCGCCAGGGGCTTGCGGTTCGCTATGGCCATGCTGCTCGCCGTGCGCGTGAGGTCCAGATGCGTGACGGCGACAGTGCACCAGCGGAACCAGCGGGCCAGTTCGTGGCGGGTGACCCCGCGCGAGTACGTGACCCCCCCGTGGACGTACTCCCGCTCCGGGGTGCGGGACAGCAGCACCCTCACCTCGTGCCCGTTGCGTACGAGGTGACGGAGCAGCGTGTGGATCATCATCTCGGCCCCGGCGTTGTGGTGGGGGGGGGCCATGTGGATGACGGCGAGCACGCGCAGCGGCGGGGTCACGGGCCGGTGTCCCGCGCCACCCGGGGACGACCGGGGACGTGGATCGTCGCGGGCCGGTGCTTCGGGTAGCGGCCGACGAACAGGTCCACCGAGTACACACCGAACCCGCCGGAGGCGACGATCGCCAGCGGGTCGATGAGCGCCACCTGCACGCCCTGGCGGATCATCGACGTGACCCTCGGCGGCAGGGCGCAGTCACCGCCCGCGCTGCCCTTCGCCAGTTCCAGCGCCAGATCGACGCAGGCCAGCACCCCGTCCGACGGCGGCAGGGTGCCGTAGGTGAACGTGACCTGCCAGGTGCCGTCCTCCGTGGCGGGCTTCGACAGGTCTTGGCAGCAACCGAAGCGCAGCAGCGTCCCGTCGTCCTTGCGGAGCCCCACCAGCCAGCGGTTGTCGTGGACCGTGTACCACGCCGGGGGGATCACCTGGCCGTCGATCAGCACCTCCACGACGGAGGTCAGCGGTTCTCCGCCGAGGGTGACCTGTGACAGCCCGACGCAGGAGCACTGCCGCGACAGCGGCATGTTGCACGCGCAACCACCCCAGGAGCGCTGCCAGTCCTGCGCCCAGCCGAGCGCGAAGGCGCCGTCGAGCACGGTCCCGTGGTAGGCGGGTCCGAACGCCGACCCTGCCCAGCGCCCGCACGGCCTGACCGTGTCCTCGCAGGAGCCGGGCCAGCGACCCCCTGTCGCCTCGTACAGCAGGTCGGTGGCAACCGCCAGCAAGTCCTCCAACGGCGCGTCGAGAGAGGCAGTGGGCCGCAGCCTGGCCACGTCGGCGATCTTCGCCCACGGGGAGCACGCCGACTGGCAGGGCGCTGACATGCCCCGATGCTAGCGGACGGAGGCGACAGCGGGAGCCCCTGACCGGACAGTGCCCGGCGTGACCGTCGTGCGACGGCTGGTCCCGGAGGCCGGGTCGGTGTGTCGCGGGCTCGCCTCCGGGACCAGGCAGGTCCGGCCGCTGGCCAGGGTGAGGTCGCAGTGCCGGGGGTGACGGGGCGGGCGGGTCGCCGTCGCGGACCCGGTGATGGTGATGTGTCCGCTCGCACCGACCGAGACGACGGCACCGGCAGACCCGGTGAGGACGATCGTCCCGGTAGCGGTGAACGGGGCGGCAAGCACCGAGCCCGCGAGAACCAGGACGCCGGTCGCACCGATGTGCGCGGCGGCGATCGCCGACCCGGACAGGGTCAGGGTGCCGTGCGCGGACACCCGCGCCCGCGCCGTCGCGGCGCCACCCAAGGTGAGCGAGCCGGTGGCGCTGACCCTGGCCTTCGCCGTGGCGGTCCCCGTGAGCGTCAGGGTCCCGGTGGCACCGGCCGAGACGCTCGTCGTGACGGCACCGCCGAGCGTCACCGAACCCGACGCCGCGCCGGAGGTCGTAGCAGCGACCGCCCCGGCGACGGTGATGCTCCCGGCGGCGACGACCCGCCCGGCTGCCGTCGCCGCCGCGTTGAGAGTGAGCGCGCCGGTGGCTGCGCCGGACGGTGTGACGCTCCCGGAGCCGTCGAGGCTGATCGCGCCGGACGCGGTGACGGCGGCGACAGAGGAGGCCGTACCGGTGAGGAGCAGCGACCCGGACGCGGCGGCGTTCGCCGTGACCGTCACGGCGCCGTCGAAGGTCAGCGAGCCGGTCGCCGAAGCATCGCCCGACGCCGTCACGGTGCCGGTGAGGGTGACGAACCCGGTGGTCTCGCCGGAGTGGAAGGCGAACGCCGTCCCGTCGAAGTCCAGTGAACCCGTGGCGGACACGACGGCCTGGCCGGTGACGGTGCCGGTGAAGGTCAGGGCCCCGGTGACGCCGAGCACGACCCACGACGCAGCGCCGGTCAGGTCGAGGGAACCGGTGGCGGTCACGGTGGCGGAGGCCGATGCGGACCCGGCCAGGGTGAGGGACCCGGTAGCGACACCGGTCCACGTCGCGGCGCCGGTCAGGTCGAGCGACCCCGCCGCGCCGACGCCTGCCGCAGCGGTCGCCGCACCGGACAGGACGACCGCGCCCGTGGCGGCCGGGACGACCCACGCCGCCGCGCCGGTGAGGTCGATGGAGCCGGTCGCGGAGCCTGTCGTGGCCGCGACCGCAGACCCAGCGAGAGTCAGCGACCCGGACGCCGACGTATCGGCGGAGGCGACGACCGACCCGGTCAGGATGATCGAGCCGGTGGCAGTGCCGCTCGCGCTCGCCAACGACGCGCCCGCCACGTCGAGGAACCCTGCGGCGGACAGCGCGGCGCTCGCGGACGCCGACCCGGACACGTCGATGCTGCCGGTGACCAGCGGAACGAGCCAGGCGGCCGAACCGGTGAGGTCCAGTACTCCCGCCACGCCGACCTGCGCGGACGCTGCGGCCGACCCAGCCAGCTCCACCGTGCCGGACCCGCTGGCCGGGGCTGCGGGACTCGCCGATCCTGCCAGAGTGAGCGACCCGGACGCGCTCCCGGGCGCGGCTGCGTCCGCGCTGCCTGCCAGGGTCAGCGACCCGGACGCGGCAGCCGCTGCCTGCGCGCCCGCAGAGCCGCCAATCTCGATGGCCCCGGTGACGGGGGCTACGGCGACAGCCGTCACCCCGACCGTCCACTTGACCGCGAACGCGGTCTCCGACGGGCCACCGGCCGCGCCCACGCCGGTGACGGTGCGGGAGTAGGTCCCGGCAGTGAGGGCGCGGTCGGAGTCGAACACCGCCACGTCAAGGTCGGTGCCCTCGGTGGTGTCCACCGCCTCGCCGCGCAGCACGTCCAGCGGGTCGGACGACGACAGTGCTGGCGGGGCCACCCCGGCGCTGGTGAAGTACACCGCCACCAGCGCCGTGACCAGCCACGCCGTGCCGGTGGTGGTCACGGGCGGGGTCGCGTGTGTGTCGGTGGAGTCCGGCTCGTCGCTCGACGCCGACACGTCAACCGGGCCTGCGTCGGCGTAGGCCACCACCACGCCGCTGAACGGTCCGCCCGCGCTCCACGTCCAGGTGTAGTCGGCGGGTTCGCTCGACGCGGTCCGTGTGTACACGAGGCTGCGGACAAGGTCTGTCAGGTCGCCGAGCAGCGTCCAGCCTGCGGGTGGGGTGACGGTGCTCGACGGCGGGGAGCCGAGGAACGCCAGCATGAAGTCGCCGTCAAGCACTCCGGTGGGCACGTCGAGCGTGAGACTGGTGCTGCTCGACGTCACCGCAGCGGTGGACGCCCCGCGGAACGCCCCGCCTGTCGGTGCGACGAGCGCACCCGCGCCTGCTGACCCGGTGAGGGCCAGGGAGCCGGTTGCGCTGGCTGGGGTGGACTCGACCCCCGTCGCCGACCCAGCCAGGTCGAGGGACCCGGCGGCGGACGGCGACGCGTCGGCGGCAGCCGACCCAGCCACGTCCAGCGAGCCGGTCGCCGACACGGAGGCCTGACCGTCGGCAGCCCCGCCGAGGGCCAGCGACCCGGACGACGTGCCCGGTGCGACCGCCTCTGTGCTCCCTGCGAGCGTCAGCGACCCGGCCACCGCAGGTACAGCCCACGCCGCCGACCCCCCCAGGGCCAGGGCACCGGACGCGGCGGCGGGAGCCTTCGCTGTGCCCGCTCCGCCCAGCGTCAGCGACCCGGACGGTGTCGCCGTCCAACCGGCCGTGCCGGTCAGCGTCACGGAGCCTGTCGGCTTCGCGGTCCACGCCGCCGACCCGGCGAACGCCAGGGAACCTGTCGCCGTGGTGGACGGTGTTGCCGCCCCGCTCAACGTCACCGACCCGGACGGGAGCGGCGTCCACGACGCTGCGGCACTGAACGTCAGCGAACCGGACGCCGACACGGGGGCGGCGGCGCTGGCAGACCCGGCCAGGGCGATCGAGCCGGTCGCCGTGGCCGGGGCGGGCGCCTGCCAGAGGGCGGTGATCCACGCCTTGGCGCCGGACCCCGCCGTCAAACCTGCGGTAATCGCCGACGCAGCGACCCCCGTCTTCGACCAGGACGTCTGCGCTTGCGTGATGTTGGAGGCGCCGCTGCTCCCGGAGGTGCCCAGTGTGTTGCTCGACGTGACGCCGTTGGTCCAGCCGGACGGGTCTGTGTTCGTCACCGCCGCCGACGCGCCCTCCAACCCGAGGAACGCGACCAACGCGCAGTCGGCACCGGGGGTAGTGGGGGTAAGCGACGGTTCGACGGAGGTCGATGACGCCGCGACCTGCACCGGGGTCGTCGGGTCCGCCCCCGTCACCTTCCCGATCACTCCGGCGCGAGCGACCGCAGTCGGATGCGTGACGGTGACCGCCAGCACCCCGGCCGCGTACGCGGCAGTGATCTTCGCGTAAGCCAGGACCGCCCGCACGCCGGAGGCGCCGGAGCCGTTGGTGACATCACAGTTCGGCGGGATGACGAACGCGCCCACCGACCCGCCAGCGCCGGTCGCCGCGAAGGTCACCGCCCCCGCCGCCGGGTCCATCGCGAAATAGACGACCACGTAGTCGCCGACGGCGAAGGCGTCGACGGTGTCCGTCAGGTTGAGAGTGGTGCCGCTGACCTTGCTGTTGCCGACGGTGCCGTTGACGGACAGGACGGGAACGGCCACTCAGTCACCGCCCCGTCACTGGCCCAGAAGGTAACCTACGACGCGGAGTACGAGATCGCGCCCGCCGCGATGGTGATGGACGCCGCCGTCACGCTGGACGCCAGCGCGGCGCCGATGGCGTAGTTGCCCGCGCCGTACGTGGCCGACGACCACTGCCCCACATGGGTGACCGCGACCGTGCCGAGGGTGGAGAACGTGAGCGCCCCCGAGTTGGTCATCGCACCGCCCGATGCGGTGTTCCACGACGTGGCCTGCCGGGCGTAGGAGCCGCTGTTGGCGTTCTCGTTGGCGCCGGTGGTGCTCGGGGACGCGGTGTGCAGCGCCGTGTCGGGGATGACGTTGGTGGAGCCGACGCCCGCGAGCCCGTTGAGGGCCGCATTCGCGCCCGCTGTGCCGAGAAGCGCCATCGGTTAGCCCTCCTTGCTCGGGGTCGCACGAGCCGCGTCGAGAACGGCCTGCGGACTGGAATCCTTCTCGGGCGCCGCGTGCTCGTGAACGAGGTCCGCGAACTCGGCGCGCGGCGTGCCGTCCTGGTTGTGCGTCACCTCCGGCGGGATGTGCACGAACGGCTGGTCCGGATCGTGCAGCGGGTGCCCGTCGGCGGCGTGACGTTCCCCGATGGCGTGGGACACGAGCAGCTCGTGACCGATGTCCACCTCGATGATGTCCGGGCTCACGTCGTAGGTGGTGCCGTCCGGCAGCGTCACCGGGCCGCGAATCCACGGCCCGGTGTAGACGAGGGCCTTCGTGGGGTCGTCGGAGCGCACGTCGAACAGCGGCGTGCCGTCCTCCTTGTCGGCGAGCCTCGTGTAGATGATCGTCATGACGGGCTCCTAGGAGGCGAGGGTCTGGTAGCCGCACACACCGGCGGGCAGGGTGTCATCCAGGAACCACGCGCCCGGCTCCGACACCTCCTGCGGCCAGTCCGCCATCGGCCCGGTGCCGAACTGCGGGTTACGCACCGCCGTGCCGGTGAGCTTCAGGCGCAGCAGGTCGTTGCCGAACGTCTGGTCTGTCACCCGCCAGGTGGTCTTCTCGTAGGCGAAGCGCATGTACAGCGGCACCCCGCCCTCCACCGCCTGCGCGGTGTTGTCCCACGCCTTCGCCCACGTCTCGATCGAACAGCCCTCGTACGGGCCTGCGGACGCGGGGCGAGGCTCGAAGCCGACGGTGCGGCCGTCCTTCACGATGAGCGTGCCGCCGGTCATGACCTCGGCGAGCTCCGCGTCGAGCTGGCACAGCTCGGTGGTGAGCGTCCACTTCTCGATCGTCGGGTCGCCCTCGTAGGAGAAGCACGACGTGTCGCAGCCGTTCTTCACGTTCACCGAGGTGCCAGCGGTCTCCTGCGGGGTGGCGACGAACGACAGCGGCGCCACCGCCTCGTACAGCCCGCTGGCGCCGTAGTCGAACCCGGCCCCGGAGGTGAGCCGGGCGGCGCGGATCGCGCAGATGAACGCGGCGGAGTAGCACGGCTCGGTCATCGGGTGCTCCTTGTGGTCATGCGGTGCGCTCCGGGATGCCGGTGATCGCCACGCCCAGATCGACGTTGATGCCGTAGTGGCGGCAGCGTTCCCACGACGCGGCGACGATCCGCTCGGCGCGGGTCTCCACCGTGTTCTTGCTGCGGTCCAGCACGTCCCACGGGAACCTGCCGACCGCGACGATGCCGCCGACGAACACGTCCGCCACGTCGGTGGCGTACGCCCACGCGTTCCGGCCTGCCGGGTCGGTCTCGCCGCCGCCGGTCACGGTTCCGTTGCCGTCGCGCTCGACAGGCGAGGAGCCGTCGTAGCCGGTGCCGGGGACCACGATGTTGTCGAACTCGTCGTAGATGGTGAGACCTTCACGGCGCAGCCCCGAGTGGCTGGCGAACCACGCGTCCACGGTGCGGTGCGTGGCGTGGATCATGCCCCGCCCGCCGGTCCCGGTGTTGGCGAGGGCCTGCTGCAACGCGCCCAGTGCCGCCAGCGCGGGCACAGCGGTGCCGCCGTTCAGCGCGTTCCCCGGCGGTAGGTCGGCGAGGAACGGGTTCGGCCAGCCTTGCGCGGTGGTGATGTCGCCGCGCCAGAACTCCCGCTCCACCTCGTGCGCCGTGGAGGCGTCGAGCAGACCGGAGGCGCGGGCCTCCAAGTCCTCGCCGTTGGGCAGCGACGAGCAGACGTCCCCCGCCCACGCGTACCACGGGACGACGGAGACGATCTCGTCCAGCCCGGCGACCAGAACCTTTTCCGTCTGGGAGTCGTCGCCACAGGTGACCCCCGCCCCCGCAGTGCCGCAGGCGCGGGTGCGGTAGCCATAGCCGCCGATCCACGGGGGGACCGTCCCGCCGGTGAGTTCGTTCGGCCGCCCCTCCAAGGGCTGCCCGTCCTCCCCGACCAGGACACCCGGCCGGGCGGAGGTGAGCAGGCTGACGCGGGGGGCCTCCGGCAGAGGACCCCTCGCGACAGTTCCGCCGAACACCACCGGCTAGGACGCCGTCGTACCGCAGATCGCGGTGGTGTCCACCGCGTCCGCCACCGAGCCGTCCGCGCACAGCTCCTGCCGCACCCAGACCGAGCCCTTCGCCGGGCCGATGTAGGCGTGGCCCTGGAATGACTCGGAGAACACGCGGGCGTTGTTCTTGGAGTTGAGCACCGAGTCCCGCACCAGGCCCAGGTTCAGCTCCGGCGCTTCGAGCTGGATGTGCGCGCCCGGCACCGACAGGCCCCACTCGGCGTGGGTGGGCAGCTCGGCGACCGGGTCGCCGTCGTCGGCGACCTCCGGAATCTGCCCGGCCCCGGTGGGGGAGTCCACGTAGAACGTGGGCACGATGCCGCGCGAGCGGAACAGCGCCATCAGCCGCTCGACGGAGAAGTCCCAGGAGGTCTCGCCGGGGAACATGGAGCGCAGCACGTCGATCCGGCAGGCCTCGATCAGCCAGTCGGGGCCCAGCCACACCAGCGGGGAGTCGAGCGCCGGGTTACCGGCCTCCATCCGCTGCTGGGCGCGGATCGCCGCCGCCGCCAGGTCGAGCGCGGCGAAGAAGTCCTTGGCCGCGCCAAGCGCACGGGCGCGGGTGTTGAACACCGAGTCGGCCTTGATCGCGTCGAGCAGCAACGTCTCGGTGCGGCGGTCGTGCGCCACGTCCGCCAGCTCCGTCGCCTGCGCGAACAGCTCCGGGTAGGACATCTGGCCGAGGTTGCCGTACTCGATGCAGATGCCGACGGCGCTGATGAGTTCCTCGCGGAACTCGTCGCAGTCGATGTGCCAGCACGGCTTCGTCTCGTCGCCGTCCTGCGCCGCGATGTCCTGCGCGTTGGTCCAGTCGAACACCGCGTCCCCGGCGTTGTTGCCGACCGGGATGTCCGACAGGCTGAACGGGCTGGCGAAGCGAATCCCGGCCCGGGGGGCCTGCATGGAGATGGTGTAGCCGTCGCGCACCGGACGACCGCGCTGGGCGACGGTGAGCCGGTCGTAGTACGGGGTGGTGATGCCGCAGAACCCGCCCGCCGCGACCATCGCCGCCGGGGTCTGGCGCAGGAACTCGCGGGCCCGGTCCCCGACCTCGGTGCGGGCCGCTTCCAGGCGGGCGGCGTTCACGGTGGGGTCGTCGGTGAGAGTCCGGTCCGCCGGGTACTCGCGGACGGCGGAGGCGACGACGACCTTGTCCTCGCTGGTGCCCCGGCCGGGGCCGAGGTTGCGGGCCCGCTCCTTCATGAGTGCGCCGAGAGTCTTGCGGTCGGTGATCTCCGCGCCTTCGCGCACGATGCCGGGGGCACCGGCGGCGGCGACGAGCGAGATCCCGTGCCGGTCCGCGACCGGGGTGGTCCCGGCGGGCTGCATGGCGTTGAGCGCGGAGAGAGAGGCACGGCGGGGCCGGGGAGCGGCGGAGGCGGCGACCGGCTCGGCCGTGGCCTCGGCGGTCGTCTCCGTCGTCTCGGTCGTGGCCTCCGGCTCGGCCGGTGCGTCGCCGGTCTCGGCCTCGGTCTCGTCCGGGGTCTCCTCGGCGGTCTCGGCGGGCGGGTTCACCTCGGCGAGCAGGGCGGCGGCGTCCGCGTCGAGCTGCGCCTGCGCCTCGTCGCGACGGGAGGTCTCCGCCGTCACCGCCACGATGCCGTCGCGCAAGGTCCGCATCTGCGCGACGGTGTCCGCGCTGCGCGGCTCCGCGTTCGCCGCGTCCATCTGCGCGCGCAGCGCCGCGTCCAGCTCGGACAGCTCGTCGGCGGACAGGGCGGCGAGAGCGTCGTTCAGCTCGGTCTCGGCGGCGGTCCGCTCGTCGTCGGTGGTGGCTGCGGCGAGGCGGTTCAGCAGGGCGAGGATCGCGTCCATAGGTGTGCCTTCCGGGCGTGACGGGTCGGGTTATACCTGACCTGCTCACCCGGGCGGCTCCCTGTCCGGCCCGCGATGGCGGTGCGTGTTCGACGCCACCATAGCGCACCGGATGGCGCGCGCAAGCGGGCGTCAGATTTCGGTGACGGCGATGCTGGACGTGATGTCGGTGTCCATGTCGATGACGGTGGTGCCGTCGATGCCGGAGACGCAGCGGGCCACGAGGTACCACTTGTAGTCGCCTTCGGGCAGGCCGCTGCCCTCGTAGGCGAGGTACGAGCCGCCCTGGCCTCCCGCCCCCGCCGTGGGTGAGGTGGAGTCGCCGGACCCGGTCCACGAGGTGAGCATCTCCGGGTTGGAGCCGTCGTCGTCGGTGCGCTTGATCCCCATGCGGAACGAGCCTGCGGTGTTCTCCGCCTTCGGCCACGACGCGGCGATCTGCAACACCCGACCGCCGTCGGGGACGTGCGCGCTGGCGCCGATGACGTTCGTGTAGGAGGTGGTGGCGTTGCTGTACGAGGTGTCGCGGGACCCGAACCCGATGAGGCCCTTCGGGGCGAGCCGCTTCCAGGTGGTGCCGTTCCACTTCCACACGAGGTCGGTGTCGGTCTCGTCCAGCAGCACTCTCACCCCGGCGGCGGGGACGATCCCCGGCCGTTCGGCGGAGGTCGCCACGATCATGCCGGGCACGAACAGCCCGGAGGCGGACACGCTGGCGGTGTTGCCGTCGTCCGGGTCGAGCACCAGGGACGAGAGGTACGGGTCCCCGACCGCACCCGAGCCGGTGACCGCCACCGCATCGGTAGAGCCGAGCAGGCAAGCGCACTCGTCGTTGTTGATCGCGGTGCCGCAGGCGCAGCGGGCCATCAGGCCCGCCGGTTGAGGGCGAAGGCGGCGAGGTCACGGCGGATCGAGTCGGCGACGTTCGCCTTCGGCGGGCCGGGCGGCAGCGACGCCACCACCGTGTCGGCGGCCAGCGGCAGCAGCTCCCGCAGCGGCGCGAGGTCCGCGACCTGCCGGGCCAGCGCCTCGTACTGCCGCACCAGGAACGGGACGATCGCGGGGTGCAGGCCCGTGCCACCTGATGCGACCAGGGGTCGCGCCGCGAAGCCGGGCGTCGGGACGACGTGCAGTGCCGCCATCCGCGACACTCCCCCGACCGGCTGCCAGTGCGGAGACACCTGGGCGCACGCAGCGATCTCCCACAGGTGGTCCTCGCTCAGACCGGGGCGCAGCATCCCGGCGTACCACGTGTAGCCGTCGCCGTGCCCAAGGGTGACGAGCCCGGCGACGGTGGCGGTGTTGTCGTAGGACGCGCGCACCGCCGCGATGGACAGGCTCGGGTTGGCGACGTGCGCCGAGCCCTGGAAGGTGAGCGGACCGGCCATCACCTTCGACCCGTCGTCCAGGGTGACGGGGGTCAGCAGGAACTCGGAGAAGTCCGGGTCCACGGGCGCGGTCTGGCAGCGGTCTGGGAGCCCCCGATGGCACTCCTCCATCGGGTAGGCGCCGTAGAACGACCCGTCCGCGCAGAGGGTGAGCGGCGTTGGGCCCGTGACGCCGTCCGGGCGCCGGAACGCCGCCGCCGGGTAGGTGGGCAGCGCCAGCGCGGCGGTCAATGCGCGCACCGTCTGCGCGGAGGCGACAATCACCACCTCCTCGCACTCGCAGTCCGGGACGGGGCGCTCCACCGCAGGCGGAGCAGCGGTGGCGGTCACGGTGGGGAAGCCGTCGAGCGACACCCGCGCCTGGGAGAAGGCGCCGAGGCCGCACATGGTGGCGCCGCCGATCGCGATGCGCGGTGCGCGCATCCTCGCCCGCACGCACCACTCCGGGTTCTCCGGGTCCCACTCGGTGCATTCGTCCACCGTGGGCTCCTCGTACGAATAGTCCACGCTGACTGCGTTGGCGCCGTTGCTCATGCCATCGAGCGCGGCCTTCGTCTCCTCCACGGTGTTGTCGAACGAGCCGGTGCCGAGCACCGCGCGGACACCGTCGGCCACGTCCTCGATGTGGAACTCGTCCAGCCGCCCCACCAGCGCGAGTTCGCCTTCTCCGTGCGCGGAGGACACCTCCCACCACAGCGGCATCGGGAACTCGCGGCGCGGCACCGCCTGGTCGAACAGCCGGTTGAACTCCGGGTCCTCGTCGGTCTCCGCGCCGAGCAGCATCAGTACCGCGTAGAACGGGGTGCGGTCCTCACCGGGTGCGGGTGCGATGGCGGCGACGAGAGCGGTCGCGTCGTTGAGGCTGGCGAGTCCGCGGGTGGCGCCGTCGGGGCGGCGGACGCTGAACGTGCCGTCGGTGTTGCGTCGGACGCGCAGCGCCCTGGTCGGTGTCGTCACGGCACGTCCTCCGGTGGTGTGGTGAGGTCAGGATGCCACCGCCGCGTCGGCTGCTGCACGACCCGGCCCATCATCGTCTTCCGGGTGGCGGCGTGACGGTCGCGCTCCGCCTTCACCCGGGCGATCTTCGCCGGGTCGATCTGCCCGACACCGAAGATCATGCCTTCCGGGTCGGCGCGGTAGTCCCACACGCCACCGATGACCTCGGACCCGTCCTCGTTGACGACGACTTCCAGCGCAAGTCCCAGCGGGTGCAGGAAGCAGCGGTTGACCTCCTGCAAGAAGCCCTCCGAGCGGAACTCGGCCGCCGGGATGTAGCGCGCGCCGTCGGTCATGCCGCATCCTCCGCGTCGTCTTGGTACGCCAGCAGCCGGGAGAAGGAGCACGAGCACGCAGCGTGATCGCCCGGTCGCAGATAGGGGATACCCAGCCAGTCGGCGTCCGGCGGGGTCGCCAGCATCTCGTCGTCCCAGAACTGGAACTCCGCCCCGTCCAGTGCCTCGTGCGGTTCGAACGGGCGGGCCGGGTCGCCGTGCTCCCACACCCAGCCCGAGGTCACCACACCGGACGCGGCGAAGACCGCCATGACATCCGGGCCGTTCGCCACCCCCGCGACTGGCTGGCCGTCGGTGTCCACCACCCCGCCCGCCGAGGTGACGGTCGGGTTCGCGCCCCCGGCGGTGGCGAGGGCGGAGCGCACCAGCGCGGTCGGGACGCGGATCGTCGGGTCGTGCTCCCCCAGCGGCGGGGCGGACGGGTGCGGGTCGTAGAGCCGCTCCCGTGCCAGCGTGAGCAGCCCGGCTGTGAGCAGGCCTGCGGCAGCGGCGCGGCGCTCCGCCGACTGCTCCACCAGCCGGTCCTGCTCCGCCACCGACATGCCGGTCACCCCGGCGGCGATCCGCAGCGCCCGGCGGTACGCGTCGGTGGTCCAGGTGACGAACTTGTCGGACAGGCCGTTGAACGCGCCCGCCAGCAGTTCGTTGTCGGTCATGCCGAGGTTCCCGCCGACGAACTCCTCGCCCAGCGCCGCGACGATGGCGTCGGGCGGCGGGAACTCCATCGTCGCCGCGACGGAGCGGGGCATGGAGTTGCGTGCCCGGGTCCCGGCGCGGCTCAGTGCGGCGGTGAGGGCGTCGTCGCAGCCGATGAGGCAGCGGACCAGCACCTCCCGGTCCAACGCCGCGAGTCTCCGGCCTGCCGCCGCGAGACGCTCGACGCGCGTCATCGACGCCACCACCGGGGCGGCGTTGCCACCGGCGGGGACCTGCGCCACGTCCTCCGCCGTGTTCGACGCCGGGTCTACCTTCGACTTCGACAGGCGCAGCCATTCCAGGCGCCGCAGAATCTCGTCGTCGTCCGGCATGTCCGCCTCGCTGTAGCCGAGGTCCCGGAGACGGCGCTTCATGGAGATGAGGAACTCGTCATACGCCTGCTTGCTGTTCTCCATCTGGTCCGGCACCGCGACCAGGCCGGACGGGTCGTGCCAGATCACCAGCCGCGACACCAGTTCCGCCGGAAGCCCGGCGAGTCGCCAGGCGGGGCGGAACAGCCCGGAGGTGAGGGAGGCGCACAGCAGCTCCACGTCGGGCTTCGCGTGCTGGTCGAACACGTTCTGCGTGATCTGCGCCGCGCTCCAATGGTTCGTGGTGCCCAGCCCCTCCACCATCTCCGGGGGCAGCGGCAGCCCCTCCACGATCGCGCCCTTCGACTCGGCGCGCAGTTCCGCCGCGACCTTGTCCATGGGGCGGTTCGCTTCGACCAGCCCCGCCACGGCGGACGGGATCAGCTCCGAGGGCATCGTGATCACGGTCTTGGCGACCGCCCCCGGCGCCCCCTCGTCGGTAACCGGGTCCAGGTACGCGCCGTCCAGCTCCTCCAGCGTCGGCGACTCGTCCGGGCGGGTCGGGTCCGGCGCGGGCTTCAGCGCCTCCTGTGGGAAGAACTGCACCCCGGCCGACATGCGTGAGCGCATCTGCGAACGCACCATCCGGGTGGACACGTTCAGCGTGTCGCAGGATTCCAGAATCCCGCGCATCGGCGCGTCCGGCTCCCAGGAGCGACGCGGGTGGGGCCGCCACACCCGCAGTGCGAACGTGCCCGGCGGCAGCAGCTCCCACCGGCCGGTCGGGCCCAGCCTGCTGTACCGGGGGCCGGTCTCGTCGGCGGGGGCCTGGCGCAGTTCCTCCACCGAGAGGACAGTCCACTCCTCGTCGGCGGTGGTGAGGTCGTTCTGCTCCAACGGGTAGCCGACAAGGTTGCACTCCCCGGCGATCTGCAGGTTGAGGTCCAGGTCGTGCAGGATCGCCGCCTGCCCGCCCTGGGTTGCTTGCAGCCGGTCCAGCTCATCGACGGCGACTCGGGCCTGCGCGACGGTGAGCGCGTTGGGCCGCCCCGGGTTGCCCTGGTCGTCGGGCTCGACAGGCCTGGTGGCTTCGGTCATCACCTCGGTGGGGCGCTCCTCCTCGTCGGAGACGACGTAGCCGACGTAGAGCCGCACCCGCGCCACGAGGTCCGCGTGGAGGTTGAGGCCTTTCTTCACCAGCCAGACGAGGTCGTAGTAGTCGTACGCGTCGGACTGCCACTCCTTCGGCTTGCGGACGGTGACCGCGTCGGTGCCGGTGGCCGCTGCCCGGGGGGTCTTGTAGGGGACGGCTGCGGCGACGACGGGCTCAGGCTTGCGGCGGGTGAAAGGCCAGGCCACCGCTACGCCTCCGTGGTGTGTCGGGCGGGTTCACCCGAAGGGTAGTGCCTCGGGGGTCACTTGTGGGTAGCGCGTCCCGTCACCCACGGTTCAGCCGTTCCTCCATGCCGGTGAGCAGCCCGGCCACGGCGGACACCGCGAGCGCCAGGGATGCGGCCCGCCATGCCCGGGGTGCGACCTTGCGCGCGGCGACGATCCCGAGCCCCACGTACGTCGAGGCGCACCACGCGCATTCCAGTACCTGCCCCCACGGCGGGTGCTGCGCCAGCGTCTTCTCCGCGCGGTCGCGGAGCCCGGCGAGGGGCGGGAAGTCGCGGGAGTCGTCCAGCGCCACCCGGGTCAGGCGGTAACCGGCGAGCAGGTCGCAGAGAAGGTCACGCATCGGCTCGGATCGACTCCATAACCCGCCGCGCTCGCCGCGTACCCGCCTTGCGCTGCTGCCAGCGGGTCGGTCGCCCAGCCGACGCAGCGACGGCGTCGCGCACCATCTTGCGATGCGCGGCTCGCGCTGTCAGGCCCCGGCGAGCGAACCGGCACTGCTCGGACTCTGCCTGCCACGGACGGTGCGGTCGGCGCAGCAGTCGCAGATCACGGGCCATCTGGCGCAGCCAGACCGCGCGTCCGACGTACCGGCTTCCGTTGTCGGCCCGGGGACTGGCCTGCCGCCCCGTGATCAGGCCCCGCACGTTGTACCCGCAAGGCCACCAGCGATGCGTCCACCAGCCGATCCGGTACGGAGCCATCGAGCCGTGGACCTTCATGTCGCTACCCCTTCTGCCGCGAGCGCACCGGGAGTCGTCATCGCGTGGCCCCGCCCTTGACGCCCTGACCGCCCACGTCCAGCCCTGACGCGACAGGCGTGCGGCGCGGCCAGAAGCGCGCCAGCCACACCGCCGCCAGCAGCGGCCACGCCGGGACGAGCAGCATCTTCGCCGCCGTCCGTGCCCGCTCGCCCGGTGCCTCGGTGAGGATCAGCAGCACCCCGCCGACGGTCAGCCACCAGCCCCAGATCACGCGTCCACCCGCTCCGGCACGCTCATCGTCGCGAGCGCCGCCGGGACCCCGCCGGAGCAGCCGCAGCCGCGCTCCACCTTCCACTCACCTTCGGGGGTGAGCAGCGTCCACGGCCGGGACCGTGCCGGTGCTTGCGGGCTCCGGCCGGTGTCGATGGAGGTCACGTCGGACGCGTAGCGCAGCACCGCCGTCTTGCCGTCGGCGCCGTACGCCTCCACCCGGTCCGGCCAGATGAACACCCGCAGGTTGCCGTGGGCCTTGCCGTCGGCGGTGCGAAGAACGGCGGGCTTCACGTCCGCGAGCAGCGTCACGACGTCTCTCGCAGGAGCCATCCGGGTTCCCTTGCCAGCACCTCGGCCAAGTCCGCCAGGTTCGTGTTCTCGGGTACAGGCACGTTCAGGTAGTCGTGCTGCTCGGTCAGCACGGCCCCCGACTCGCTGACCGCAGTAAGTGTGACCGGCACGGCGATCACCCGGCGTCCGCCGGTTGCCGCAGGGCCCATGCCGGGACTGTACCGCCTCACCCCAGCCCCCGGCCACGGACTGTCGGGGTCTTCCCCACCCGGCGGGCGCTCCTGTGCACCACCGCCGGACCGCCCCGGGTGTAGAACGCCAGCAGCAGCGCGTCCGCGTCGTCCGGCGAGCGGCCGATCCGCTTCCGCGTGTCGTCCTTGTCCTCCACCTTCACCCGGCCCGACGAGTCGATGCCGTACTTCGGGGCGGTGAGCTGCGCGATCGTCGCGTCGTCCACCGCCGAGAGGTCCCAGCCGCCGCTCTCGGTCAGCTCGCGGCCGATCTCCCACCAGATCTGGTCGCGCAGCTTGGGGAACATCTGCGGCCGGGTCGAGGAGCGGCCGACGTTCACCGCCTCCACCCGGGCCTGGTGCTTGCCTTCCCGCCGCAGTTCTTCCAGGCGGTCGGCGACGCCCTGGCCGATGCCGATGCTGTCCACCTTGACCGCCGTGGCGCCGGTCTCGGTGATCGCCGCCATCACCTTGCCGACGACCAGCATGGTGTCGGTGCCGTGGTCCTTCCACACCCGGCCCGCGACCGGGCCCCGGCGTTCCCGGATCACCGTCTCGTCGCCGCCGCCGCCCACGTCCACGCCGAGTTCCACCGGGTTGCCGGGCTCCATCGGGGTGCGCTGGCATTCCAGGGCCTTCGACAGCCGGACGACGGTGTCCTCGGCGTTGTCGGGGAACATCCCGAGCACCTTGCTCTGGTACAGCGGGCTGTTCTCGCCCCACTCGGTGCGCTTCTCCTCCACCCACTCGGCTGCGACGAGCACCTTCCGCAGATGGTCGGGGACCTCCTCGCCGGTCAGGTTCGGGGTGTCGAACGCCGACAGGCCGATGACGTGCCAGCCGGAGTCGGGCTTGCACACCTCCGCGAAGTGGCTCCCCGGGTCGTCGGGGTTGCCGATGGCGAGAATCCGGCAGTTGTCCGGGTGGTTGGAGGTGAGGGAGTCGGCGGCGTCCCAAAGGTCTTTCGGCACCCCGCAGGCCTCGTCCACGACGACGAGGACGTGCAGCGCGTGGATGCCCTGGAAGGCGGCGGGGTCGGTGTCGGCGGGCTTGCGGCCGAACGCGACCATCTCCTCGCCCAGCCACCACTCCGTCTGGTTGACCCGGCCGGGCAGCCCGCCCTTGCGGTGCATCTGCCCGATGTAGCGCCACAGGATCGCCCGGACCTGGTCGAACGTCGGGGCGGTCGAGACGACGAACGCCGAACCGGGCGGGTGGGCGTCGAGCCACCAGCCGGTGATGCGGCTGGCCACGTGCGAGTTGTGCGTCGGCACCATCTGCTCGCCCGCGAGGTAGAGGTGACTCGGCGAGTCCACCGCCACGCAGCGGGTCGGCACGACGGGGCAGGGCTCGACGGAGACGACGGTCCTGATCGTTGGCCGCGAGGAGAGCCCTGGGCGCATCCCTGCTGGGCGCCGGGACGTGCGGAACACTGGGAGGTTCGGGGTGAACCACAGCCGGTACACCTCGCCGACGTCACGGCCGTTCAGCATCGCTCGCTTGCGGCCTCGGTGTGCTTTCCACCCCAGGCTGACCACGAGGGCAGCGACACCGCCCGCGAGTCGTTCGTTCATGAGGTCGATGCCCACCGAGCGCCCGCCCGAGAGGAAGCCGTCCGTGTCCATGATCCCTTGGAGAACCGCGAGACGGGTGCCCTGATCGGCACGCAGCACCGCATCCGGAACGTGCTTGTTGTTCAGCACGCCCATCTCCCGAAGTCCCGCCCCTAGCCCTAGGAGCCCGTAGCCTGCGCAGTTCGGGCGGCGCTGGCTCGGCCTGGCACGG